ACTTGTATAGCAAATATCGTTTTTATATGTATAGTGATCAACGGTTTCTTCAACCCATTGATTTTTAGTATACGGGTATCTGTTTGGTCGTTTCATATTACCACCTCATATATAAATATTTCGTATCAATATCTTGTTCTAAAATACACTCTTTCAGTGACTTTAGAACTTCTAAGGCACCACTGACTGTTCCCCATCTATTTTCAGGTTCATACTGCACATACTTTTCAGGGTACCGTTCTAATTCAGAGATACCGCGTTGAATGTTATCTAAAATATCAGCGATGTTGTACGTAGTGTCTTGGTCGAAATCCCAATCCATAGCAATTCTAAACATATTCCCGAGATTGTAGGTCGGAGAACTATATCTAGGTTCAGCAATAGGGATATATTGTCCGTTTTCTATTTTCGCTAAGATTTCCAAATCATAACTCATCCTTCAACCTCCTCAGCGTTTTTAAGAGTAAATCCAACTCCATACATTAACAAGTAATTTTGAAACCTTACAAAGTCTTCAATCAATTCAGCTTCTTGTACATCATATTCACTAATTTCGTCCAAAAAGTAATCTATATCCTCATGTCGCACACTGCCATACTCAGTTTTTTTGTGGTTCATCTCAAATTCGTAACCATCTACATCAATCGTATAATGAATGCCATCGGTCGAATTTTCGTATTTATAATTCTTGATAATCATCCCTTGACCTCCTCAATCTCAATCCCTGGGCAATCGAACACCCAGCCGAAGCCAGCTTCTTCTAGTTCTTTGCGGGTGTGCTTAATTCTATACCCTTTGATTTCTGTTTTTGATCCAAAAAAATACTCTTTGGATGATAATAGTTGATTGAGATAGCGACCATATCCAGAAACTCCTTTCACTTTTACGGTGTACCACTCCTCATCCTCGACTTCATAGCCGAATTGGTGCATGTTGACAAGGGTTTGAAATGATTTGGTGCTAGCGCTTAGAAACCACCTTTCAAACTCATTAAGTTTAGCGCCATCAAAAGTCGATGGAATATTATGGGCACATCGATACAAATTCCCTTCAAAATCATCCTTATTTTCTTCATACCAATCCGCCACAAACTGCTTTACTTTGACTGGTTGCGGTTCGTCTAGTTGTTGCAAATCTTCAATATATGGTTTAGGAAACTCAGTTTCACATCCGTTTGGTAAAGTTACTAAATAGTATGGAAATCCGAATTCCCCATAAGTTACACCTTTTATAGTTCCGCGTAAAACAACATTGTCACCTATTTTCATTTTCTACCTCCTCAACTCACCTTGTGGCTTTCCAGATTTCCAAATTCTTGGCCATGGTTTACAAAATATGAACCAATCAGGATAGCGTCAGCCTCATCGTCTTTGACGTTCAGGTCGAATTCATCGGACACCTTGGCAACGGCCTGCAGCTTCATTGATTTTTTACTTCGGTCCTTGTAGCTAAACTTCCAGTACTTGCGCCATGTCGACACGTTCACGAAGTACACATTGTCAGCAATCAATCGTCCAAGGATGATGCCTGTCACAATTCCAATACTGATCATGGACTGCTGATTTGGCCCCATGACCGAGTTCTTCTCGACCACAATCGATTCAAAATGATAGTCGTACTTCTGGAGCGCTCTCGATTGAATCGCTCGCAATTCGCTAGCCATGAAGCGCCCACGTTCAAAGAAAGACTTGCTTTTATGTTTTAAGACACCACTCTGGACAAGGTCAGAGCCGTGAAATACGGCCCATCCTGTCGCAGTAGTTGAAATGTCTAACGATAATGTCAGAGATTTCATTGCAGTTCTCCCTTGAATCCACAGAGATCAAATAGGTTTCGTTTATTACTCTCAATAAACTCAAAGAACTTCTGAAGTTCGGCCAAGTGGCGCTTTTCTCTCTTGATTCCAAGGCTCGTATGATACTCTGTCGGCATTTTCGGTGTCGCCTTAATATCTAACCAGTAGAGAGGCTCAAACACGTCGCCACTTGTATCGAGAGAAGCATCTGCATCTGTATTTCTAAAATGCATCTGCATATCATATTCAATTTTATTGGTGATCGTGATGGTCTTGTCCACGATTTCAAGTGTGATAGCTGTTCCTGGAATATCGATTTTGTTTAGCATTTATTTTCTCCTTTTAAAAAAGTGTTGTTTGCAAAGGGTACACATCTTCAAATGGAACCCCAAGCCTTAGACAGTATCGTTTGATGTCCAGTGTAGAGATGACGTACTTGACACCGTTATTTTTCTTGTCATAGTGTGGATAAGTGTAGCCATCATTTTCTATTTTTTCGATGATTTCAGATTTTGTTTCAGGACAGATTTCTGTCCAGTTGATCCATTCCATTTTTATCCTCCCACGATACCGTGCCAGAGATTAGACACTCTTTATCCAACCTGCTAGCAAGTGTGGTTCGATTGTAAATGCCGTGGCTGGTTTCGATACAGTCACTGTAAATATTTTTAATTTGTACGATTTTAAAAAATTCTCCATTTTTTAAAACTTTCACGTAATCGCCTTTTTCAAGTTTCATATTTCTGACCAAACCCCCACGCCTGCCAAATTGTGAGCAAGGCAAGCGTGAGTGAAATTCTTTGCGTCATTCGTCCAAAGTCACATGACCTTTACTGACGTTTTCTAGTTCGCAGTTTTACAAGAATGCACGGCTTGTTGGTTTTTGAGTTGTTTCCAAAATGGAAATAGTTGGTTTTTGATTATTTTTCCTCTCTTAAAAGGGCAATAATTGAATGATAATAAAATCTTCCGATATTTTTTCAACATCACAAACATAGGCATTAAGTAAGGATTCCTCAGTTTTGTATGTTGTTTGGTTTTCAACACTTTCATTCCAACGAATAAATCGAGGTTTGAGACCAGGATATCCAGAACGACCAAACAAAGCAATACACTCGTCTTTATCTTGATGTATTGCAAATGTGATGCCATGAGGACAACCTGTGTCGTGAGTTTCTAGTATGTCTTTTACTTGTTTACTCATCAAATCACCTCCACGCGCCGGGTCAACGCTTTCGATTTGCAATATTCGCAATGGCCACACGGCTTTGCTTTCTCTTCTCCTCGCTTGACCTTGTCAAGGCGCTGGATAAGCATGGACAGCTTGGTCAACTCATAATCGAGTATTTCCTGCGACTCAAAAGCAATCGCTCTGGTATCAGGGTACGGCTCTTTTGTCACTGCGTAGATGATAGGGAGGAACTCTTTGCCATATTCTTCTTCCAACATCTTCTTGTAAGCTGCCATTTGAAGAATATATCCCCAAGCTTCAAACCAGCGGACTTGAATATTTCGCCCACTTGCTTCATCCTGAACCCAGACCATGCTATCAATATCTGATTTTGTGGTCTTAATGTCTACGAAATAGCCCTTTTCAACATTGAGGCAGTCAATCTTGCCTTTAAATTCCACTCCTTCGATTTCGCCTGTGACAGCAACCTCTTTCTGACCGACATAGTACTCCATAAATTGCTTGTCAGCTTCCAATCGCTCAATCATGCGCTGACCAACCAGAAAGTCAGATTTTAACTGACCTTTGGTTTTCCCAGTTTTTGAAATCATGGCATCTGCATTTTCACCCATGAACTTCTTATGTGCTTCTGGACTTTCAAAATAGCTGTGAACCATATTACCGACCAAGAGGGCCGTGTTATCTCTCTGGTCTTCCCACTCTCCCTCTAGCTCCGCCAATGCCCGTGCTTCGCACTCCCTAAATCGCTTGTATTGCGAGATGGACCAGTAGCGACGTGCGGAATCTACCGAGTAGTAATCTTTTCCAAGTAAATCCATTGTCATTTCATCTCCACCTTTACTGATTTTGTTTGTGGCTCAAATTGAACGCCATGAGCATTGAGCCATTCTTTAAATTGCTCCTTTGTTTCCTTTGCGTTTTCTGCTGGAAAAATTAAATCTACAGTAAATTTGTAACCATATTTTTTAACGCCATCCTCAGAAGCCATATTTTGCGATTTTCGGCCTGTTTCTTGCTCGATGGTATGATTACCCCCTGAACTGCTTTCTGACCCAAATTCAGGCTGATTTTGGGCGTAGAATTGACCCTGAATATCTTGTTTCTCTTCTGCTTTAGTTCGTCTAAGCTCATCTGCGTCTGCATGTAGGATATCGATAGTATCCAAAGCAGAGCGACCCTCTCTTAGCAAATCAACGTACTTTTCAGGATTCAAACCTTTAGCCACCGCGATAGCAGTCATTTCATCAATACGCTTTTTTAGCTCGACTTCTGCTTTAGCTCGTTCAGCTAATGCCTTATCATCAAGAATTGCTTGCAAAACATCAGCTAGCTTTGCTCCCTCGTCATATCTGCAAATGTAGACAGTAGGTCCGAAACCAGCTTTGGCTGCCGCTTCTGTAATCTGGATAAGTCCAGCTTCACGTTGTTGCTTCTTAGCGGCTTCTTCTGCAACCAAACCAACAATCATCTTAGAAGTAGCTTGATTGATTCGCACATTATCGGCCATAAAACACTTCTTCTTGCTGAAATCATCAAAGTAAATAGCAAATAATTTGATGTCAAGTTCTGTACCACTTTCTGCTATTGCAGATTCAAAAGCTTCTCTGACCGTCTCCTTTCGGGCTTCTGTTTCTCTCTCCTCAAACTCCCTGATTTGATTTTTAATGTCTGTCTGCAAAGTTTTGATAGGGTCTAATATGCTTTCAACCCAAGCCTTTGCTTCATCAAGAGGTTTAGAGTATTCTGAAAGCTGGTTTTTAAGTTCTTGTTCAATCTGACGCTGTACTCGTCCCAACTCGTCTTTGACTTTAATGTCATCTGATAAAGTTTCTTCTGTAACGATATAGCCAGTGTATTTCTTTTTGTAAGACTCTAAAGCTTGCTCCAAAACTTCTTTACCTTGGATTTCGATTTCAGCGGCTTTTAGAGTAAAGCCAATCTCTAAATCTGTTACTGGAACGAGCTCGAGGCTATCCGTTACATCTTTTAATTCTTCAATCATTTTAGAAATCCTCCCCTTCTAGCATGTCCATTTGACCATTTTCTGGCTCCTTATCAATTACTTCGCCCGTTTCTTGATCAAAATCTGGAACTTCATCTGCTGGGTAGCTTGTATCTGTGGTCGTCAACTCCTGGTTGATAACCTCTTTTTTTGGTTTTTCAGTCACTTCTTCAGAAGCTCCAAGGATACTATCTAATATTTCAGCCTCTTCTCTCACTGGCTCAGCTTCTTTCATTTGTCGACCATTGTCATACTCGTCAGCAATTGTGTTATTGATTGCTCCAGCGAACAAGTCGCTGTCATTGCTTGTGTTGATAAACATTTTAGCCGCACGATTTATAACCGTTCTCATAGCCATCTGGTCAGGGAAGTCGATTTGGACATTTTTCGTTTTCGCCTTAGACCATGACTTGTCAATTTGTTTTTTAGTCATGACTTCAAAGAACTCTTCTCCATCCGTTCGAGTGATGATGCAATAAGCAGCAATTATTGGATTATCTGCGTTCCGCCAATCTGTCTCATGCTTGACTAACTTTTTACGCCCGTTTTCAACTGCTACATCTAGCGTGTCACCTTCGTAAACAACATTTGCAGTAACGTCTTTCACCTCTTGCAAATCTTTAGTAACTTTAATGGTCCCAAAATAAGACATTCTCAATTGGACGTCAGAGCCGTATTTGATAAAGTAACATTGCTTTTTAGCTGGGCTTAGTCCTTGGGTTACCATTTCTAACAATGCGTTATAAACGCTGTCTTGAGTGCATTGCTGGAGCAAATTCCCACTATTGGAGTTTTTTAGAGCGTAATATGCTGAACTCAGTGCATTGCTAACGCTATAATTCGGCGCGATCATTAGCCCTTCGTTTTGCATTTCTCCAATGCGTGCTGCAACTGATGATGTAATTTGTTTTTGTGTTAGTTCGTAACTCATTTTCTTCTCCTTTTTCTTTTAGTAATTAAACATTGTCCCACAGTATCCAGCTTCTTCTAATGCTAATCGGTTCAAATAGTATGACATATCGCTAATACTCATTTTTCTAACCATTTTCTCGGTTAGATAATCGCCATCAATTTCTTCTCTCATTTCCTCTCTAAGTTCTTGTTTCCATTTTTTGTAATATAATCGTTTCTTCATTTTCTTCTACCTTTCGTCTTCTTAAGATTCCAATTTTCACGCTTTATGCGTCTATTTTCGTTTTGCAATTTTAAAATAATATTTTGTTGCTCGTTGATGATTTCCCCGAGCTCTCGGCCAAGATGAATATATTCAGCTCGCCAATTGTCGATTTCTGCGTGTAGTTCCTGGATTATATTTCATCACCTACATATCGACGTCGACCGCATCCGATATCCACATATTCGCTCGGGTCGAGCTCTTCTCGTGGTTCGGGCGGTTGCATCATATCCCTGTCGTAATTAAACATGAGCATACACCTTTCCAAGTTCAATTCTAGTCATTAGCGTCTCCTTTGCTCTACCCCAAATACTTTGCATAGCGTGATCTTCGTGGCTCTGGCAAGGCTAGAGGCTCAGGGCGCAAGCCTACAGGCGGTTCGTTGTCGTAGGTAAAACCAGGAAATGGACGACGGATATTCTTGCGAATTTCTTGCCATTTGTCATCTCTACCACGTTCGAATGCGTGATTGTAGCCTTGGATAATCATAGACGCAAATTCTTGCTCTTCTCGTATTTCTTCTTCCTTGCGTTGTTCCTGCAATTTGATATGACGGCAAGCCCCTGCAAATCCAATCAGCAAGGCTCCAACCCCCATTAGCTGGTTTAAAATCGGTGGTTCAAACATTTTTATCTCCTTATGCTCTTAATTTTCGTACTTCTTTTTCTAATTCCAAAATCTCATAAACATCATTGATATCATACATAATATCTTTCCCTTGCTTACGAAATCTTAACCCTCTACGTTCTAACTGCTTAACATAGCCATGAGTGAAGCCGAACTTCTTCATCAAAGCCTGTTGATTGATTGGCATGCGATCATTCTCTAACTGCTCCTTGACCTGCTTTTCAGCAAAGGCCAGTAATTGGTTTGTGAACAATTCAGCACTTTCGCCATCCAACCGTAATTGTAACGTTATACCTTCCATTTTTACATCCTCTCAACTATGCGGGCAAGCATTTTTGTGATATAATGGTTTAAATTGTTTTAGTATGCGCCTGATTGCCGTCAGGTGCTTTTTGTTGTCTTCTAGACTGTCTTACTTTCCATCGCCCTGAGTTCTATCTCATGGCTGACTTGTTCCAATAGCTTCTCACACGCTATTTTTGCTTCTCTGTACGTTTTAGATTCGCTGATGAAGTAATCAGCAAGTTCAATGACTTTATCTTCCATGATTTTCTCCAAAAATCAGTCTCAAGACCGATGTACCCCCTTCAAAAACAGCATATATTTATATTATCCTTAACAAGAAAGGAGCTGATGCAAATTGGCAAAATTTTTGAAGGGGACTGTGGTTCAGTGATTCAGTTTGGCTAGGTAACCAACACGTTTTTACTGCGAGTGTGACTGCACGGAGCCTGTCGCTGACTATAAGAGGGACTGCAGCTCTGCTTATAGCGGGACTGACAGACAACTACCGAGCGACACTCAGAGACTAGCCAAACCACGTTGATTGCAGTGCTGGACGCATGACCAGCGAAGTTTCAACCAGTCGCTTTACACCGACTGTGAAACCTTATCAAAGTATGCAAGTCTTGACCTAGTGTAAAGTAGGTTAAGACTTTTTTATTGCTCAGGAACTTGTGAGTCGTTCAAAGAAATCTTAGAATCTAGTTCGTCCAACTTCTCAGCAATATATGTCACGGTCCTCAATATCTCATTGAGGGCTGTTCTTTCTAATTCGTTCATTCCCCTACTCCTTTCTATTTCTAATCTCCATTTCTGCTATAATATAGTCAGAAAGGAGGTGATTTTATGAAATCCTTTAAAGAATTTCGAGAATCTTTAACAGCTGAAGATATGCAAGCTATCGCTGCTAAAGCTAACGAAGCCACTAAACAAATTGACCATACTGACGGATTGCAACTTGGGATGGTCAGTAGTTTAACTTCTGCAATAACTACTATTGAGTTACTTGAGAAGTATCATGAATGGCTTCACAGCTAAGACGCTTGAATTTTTCTAAGTCTATCTGTAAATTGATAGGCTTTTTTTGTAAACGCTCAAGAAAACTAGTGTTTCTTAAAAGTTTTTCTACTAATTCAGGGTCTGCCTTTACAAAGGTGGACTCTTTTTCCCCTCTATACGGATATCGTCTTGGTCTCATTTCGTACCCTCGTCTTGCTTTCCAGCGCCCTGAGTTCAATCTCATGGCTGACTTGTTCCCATAGCGTTTTTTAATATTTATTGTTAGTTAATACTTGTTGTTTTTTAATATTTATTAGTGCCCAAAATCTGACATCTCACTTTCTGACATCTCACTTTCTGATATCTCACTTTTTGGAATGTCAGAATTATAATTCATGGACGCCTTTTTGATAGACAGATTTAATCTCTGTTTCATAATATCGAATTGGAAATCAGATATTTTTACATCTGAAAAGAATCTGAATATATGACTCCCTCCATTTCCAGGAGGTTTTTTTCTGATTTTTCGTAAATATCCAGCCTCTTCAAAGATTTTGAAATACTTATCGATTGTCTTCCGGTTAACACCTTTTCGCTTGGCTATCTCCTCTGGATAGACTTGCCAGTTTGGGTGATTAGCCAGCACCACCATCATGATGCCAACAGCTGTAAAATCCATCGCAGGATCATTGATGAAACTATTACTAACAGCTGTGTAGTCATTAGTTGGATTTCTGAAAGATGAACTGGCAATCCAAATCTTTAAAGTCTGTCATACGCTCTCCTTTCTATTTCTAATCTCCTTATCTACTGCTCATTCAAGTCGTTTCTAGATAATTTTTTCTAGTCTTTTATAAATGATTTCTACATCTGAGTCGTCCAGTTTCAACTGGTCAGCTTTTTCATTTAAACGAGCTTCGACAACTTGGTTAATTTCAAACCATTCTCGTTTTGTAAATTGACTTCTGAATTTTAGAAATTCGTTTAGTTTTTCTTTCATACCCTCGTTCTACTTTCCATCGCCCTAAGTTCTATCTCATGGCTGACTTGTCTAAATAGCTTCTCACACGCTATCTTAGCTTCTCTGTACGTTGTAGATTCGCTGATGAAGTAATCAGCAAGTTCAATGACTTTATCTTCCATCCCTACACCTACGATGGTTTAACTCTATTCAGTTCCTTAATTTCCATCTTGGTATTATGTGAGGGTTCCCATGATTCCCAATAAGTAAAAGCCTTCTCTTCGTCCTTCTTCTTCAGTAGGTCATACCGTGGAATCCTAAAAAATTCTTTGAAGTCTTTAGCTGCCTGACGGAATACCTTGCCAGCAAAAGAACGGTCTTTGTAAGCTTGGCTATCCTTACCGCCAAGAGCCTTGATAACTTTCACTTTTCTTAAATTTTCAAGCTCTAAACAAATTGATGGGTTGACAGGTTGCTCATTTTTTAGATAATCAACATCCCCTGCTAAAACTTCCTGATTTTGCTTTAATTCTTTTTGAGTTTGTAGAACTTGAATCAAGATATCTTCTTGAGTCAGTTCGTTTGGTTGACTTTTAGCTACTTCATGCGTCATAAAATTTCTCCTTCCAAAATTTGATTGTCTTTATTTCTGATTTTTTGTAAATCCGTAAAGAATCGGATACCTCGATTGACGAAACTGTCGAACTCCTGACCAGCAACACCGTCCGTATGCAGGACTTTTTCTTCATCAGCGTAGATGAGACCGCCCATATTGGCAAGAAAATCATTCCCTTTCTGGATAAGGCTAAGGATATTCTTGTAGGAAGCAATTCTTTTCTGGTAGTCGTTCAACTGCCCTTGGGATTGCTGGATGGCTTTTGTCAATTCATCGTACTTGTTCGATTTTTCATCCACTTCTGCACGTTGAGCGTACAGGTCTTTTAATTGCGCTTCAAGGAAAGCATTCCTTTCCTCTGCTGACTTGGCACGTTCTTCTAGATGTTGATGATTCTGGAGAGCTTCTTGGTAGTCTGCTGGCATAACAGGGACTTCTTTCACGATTTCCTTAGTCGTTTCTTGCCCATTTTGCAGTTCCATTATTTTTCTTTTAGCTGCAGAAAATTTTAACTTCAAATCTTGCAATTCTCTGACTGTTGGGTTATCCCCTTGCTCAATCCTGTTAATTTGAGCCTGTTTCTCCTCTGCTGGTAGGGTTGCGATGAGATAAAGAGCTGATGACCCTAAATCTGACAACGTTGTCAGATTTGGTAGTTGTTTAGCAACTGTCATCATTCTGTTTGCTTCCCGATAATGGAAGCCAATCTTATCAAGCCATCGTCCGAACTGCCCATGAGTCAAATCATGCTCCTTAACGTGATTTAGTCGTCTGCCGATTTCCCAGATTGACTGACCTGCAATTTGTTTGTGATGGTTGATTTCAAGTTCAATCTGATTGAGATTGTTTGATAAAGCAATTTCATTCACTCTCTAATTCCTTTCTTAATTGTGAATCGTTCAAAGAAATCTTAGAATCTGGTTCATCCACTTTCTCAGCAATATACGTCACGGTCCTCAATATCTCGTTGAGGGCTGTTCTTTCTAGTTCGTTCATTCCGTTCTCCTTTCTCAAATTACCATTGGTATGCGCCTGACTTTGTCGGGTGCTTTTTTATTTTTAGTTTTTTACGAAATTTTCGTATTTTTTCCCTAAAAAAATATCATCAAATTTCACATTGAAAAAAAACATGTATTTTTTCAATAGTTGATAACCAATATCAGAGCTATCTTTTTCTAATCTAGCAATTGTTTGACTTGAAACTTCAAATTTTTCTGCCAACTCTGCTTGAGTAAGTCCTTTGTTGATTCTCATAGCCTCTAAAGTCCACTGCACATTACCACCTCCTTATCTTAATTCATCCAAGCTGACTTCCAGTGCATCAGCGATTTTGCACATATTCTTAAAAGAAATACGCTCGGTTTTGATATTTCTGATTGTATTTGGACTGATACCAGCTTTTTCAGCTAATGCCTTCTGCGTCATCCCCTTTTCAATCAACAAATGCTTAAACTTCTTCCACACACATTGTTCCTTTCCCAATATATTGTGTTTTAAACATATAAAAACACTACATATTGTTATTTAATTTAGATTATGCTATAATCATTCTTGACTAAGACCTCTCACGTTTTAGTCAAAAAATCAATAGAAAGAAATAATAATCATGGATCTAAACCAACTAAAAGACTTTCTTCCTCTCGTTACAGGATTTTTAGGAGGAGCTACTTCATCTGGTGTGTTTGCTGGACCGATTAAAACACTACAAGATTGGTGGTATATCAATTATGGTCACGACCTCTCTTCTCAAGCAGCATTATTGCGTGCAAAAAACGAAATCGATGTTGAAAATCTCAAAAATAGTACACTTCAACAAGTGGCAACTATCCCACCAGAAAATATTCAAGAACCATCACTAAAAATATTAGGTCCTGCCCTAGAAGCATCTAGGTATTACATTGAAGAAGAAGAGTTACGTTCAATGTTTGCCAAAATATTGTCAGGTTCTCTAGATAACAGAAAAAATAAAATACTCCACCCATCTTTTGTTGAAATTGTCAAGCAACTAGATGTAACTGACGCTAACATTCTTAAACATCTAAAAACTAAGAATTATCACGAAAGTTATCCGATTCCTACCATGAGGATGATCATTAAAAAAGAACAAGGATATAACGTAATCCTTCCAATTATATACTTCATTACAGGTACTGAAGGTTTAGATAAATTCTCAGCTTCACTCACGAATTTAGAAAGACTAGGTCTTGTAAACTTAAATACCGATATTTGGAATTCAAACGATAATGATTATGAAGTTATTCGTAACAATCAGGATGTGAAAAATATTTTAGCGTTATATCCAGAATGCACTTTAGAAAAAACAAGCTTTACTATTACTCCCCTTGGGAAGAATTTTTTGAAAGTCTGCTTGTAATTGATTTAGCAAATTCTTCTACACTTGATTTTTCAAAATCCATATATTTTTTGTATAGTTCATTTACTTTATAAATGTGGTAATGCATCATAGTAGATGTCACAATCAAAGATGTTAAAATTGAAATTATCAATGATTCCATGATATCTCCTTCCTACTCCTTATCTTTTTTATCACATCGGTACTCCACTATCTGACGAATAGTAAAAGATACAATCACAAATCCTGCTAGGATTATCAATCCAGTTTCTTCACTCATTGCTTTTCACGGCAAATGATGGTACACTATCAAGTAGAGGTTGGGGCATCGCCCCTTTCTCTACTTTTTGTTTTGAAGCTTACGTTTGTGTTCTAAGATTTGTTTGTGCCACAAACGTGCTTCTCTGGTTAAGCCTAGTACCAAAATGACGGTTGCAGTGTCCTTGGTTGCTAGGCTTTTTATGATGTGTTCCATCATTCGCCTTACCTCCTTTTCCTTAAGCTTGATTTAATTATAATACGATTTTTTCGTATTGTCAATAGTTTTTTTGTCAAAAAATAGGATTTTTTCGTATTTTTTGATTGTTTATCAATCAAAAATGATATATAATGTAATTATAAAAAATACGAGGTAATCGTAAATGGATGAAAAAAAACGAATGCAAATTATTGCTGAAAACATTACACACTTTAGAAAGCAACGTGGCATCACCCAAAAGGAGTTGGCTAAAGAAGTTGGAATTACACCAAGTACTATGACAGACTATATGAAGTTAAGAAGCGCTCCTTCTTTTGGTGTTATCCAAAAATTATCTGATTATTTCGGTGTTAAAAAATCAGATATAGATACTACTTTTAAAGAAGAATCAACCAACTCCCTCCCAGACACTCCAGATTTGCTGACACAGCAGATAACGGACAAGGTGGTACAATTAACCCCAGATAATAAAAAAATCGTCCTACGGACTTCTGAGGAGCTTCTGAAAGAGCAAAACGAAGAAGAAACGAAGATAAACGAAGTATCGGAGAAGGTTGTTCAACTCTATGATTATGACTACTACGACCACGCTACTTCTGCTGGTACAGGGCAGTATTTGAATGATGTACGAGTGGAACGGATTGAGTTGCCAGTAGATGTAGATGCCGACTTTGTTATACCGATCAAAGGGGACTCCATGGAGCCTGATTATCAAGATGGAGACCTGGTATTCATTCAGACCAGCGTGGACTTGACCGACGGAGTTATCGGAGTGTTTAATTACAACGGAGAGGCATATATCAAGCAATTAGTCATTGATACAGAACAAGCTTACTTACACAGTTTAAATCCAGAATACAAGGACATGCCAATCACACCAGAGACAGACTTCCGAATTATCGGCGAAGTTGTGGATATATATCGGGAGGGATGACATGAGTAACGAAAGTAGACCGATGGAAGTGATTAAACACAACCTAGATTGCAAATGCCACAGACGAAGAGAATGGATTAGAGTCAATGATAAGTGGCATGCTATCGAGTTTTCAGTGGATGACCCAAATGATCCACCTATGACAAAGGAAGAGAAAGCCAACGTGGCCTTAATTCTTCAACAACACTTATCGAAAGAATAAAACCAACTGTTTCCATTTTGGAAATAGTTGGCATATAAAAAACGTAACACCAATACAGGTAAAGATATAATCTAGAAATACTTTAAGAAAGTTGTGGGGATGTGAAGATGGCGAAATATGAAATTTTTTTACCTCGAACTCTGGATAACGACTATTCCACTCTGGTTGGACTTTATCAACAAATAGATGAACTTCTTCCACAACTAGCAACTGGAGATGTAGTTGTTTTTAACTTTGGAAATATCCGTTGGATAAATGCTGAAATGACTGTTTTTTTAGGGATGATATTTAGCGAAGTTAATGCTAGAGGAGCAATCGTATATGCATTATTAGATAATCTTTCCCTAAAATCAAAGGAAATCCTTTTAAAAAATGGATTTTTAAAACATTTTGGTCTTGAATATGAGTTAGATGATACCTATAACACCACCATTCCATTTTTTAGAAGAAATATAAAAAATATCGAAGAAATTGACGAATATATAGATGATGAGTTGTTAAGGCAGATTCGGACTAAAACCTCTGAGGATTTTTTAGGCGAGATAAAAGAAGCCTTGTTAGAAATCATTCATAACGTTCGAGATCATTCTCATTCAGATGTACTCTATATGTGTGGTCAACATTACCCTCGTAAACCTAGTGATAGTAAAAAAGGAACCATATCTTTTGCTATCTCTGACAATGGTATTGGAATGATAGAAAACATAAAAACCAAAGGACATTCTTTCCCTAACTCAGTAGATTACTTTGAGTGGGCTTTTGATAAAGGTACATCTACAAAAGAAAATTTTGACAGCGGGGTCGGATTATACTTACTAAAGAAAAAACTTAACGGAAAAGGCGAGATTAAAATAGTATCAAATAACGGATATTATCACATCGATAAAACTGGTTATGTTACCTATTTGGAGTTCCCATTTAACATCTCTGGAACACTTGCTATCATCACTATTTTTCTTGATGATTGTCAAACCACCTCCCTTTCTGATACAATAGATTTATCAGGACTACTAGAAGATTGGTTTATATAAAGGAGCAAACATGACAACACTAAATATCGCTGAGATTATCAACAGTAAATCAGCTATCCTATCTGACACTGGAGAAATTGTTTTCCAAAAAATTAAAGAATACGTTGAAAAAGATGAACCGATAACACTAGATTTCACAGGAATTGAAACACTTACCACAGCTTTTCTGAATCTAGCAATTGGCCAGCTTTATGACTTAAGACCAACAGACCAACTAACAAAGTTAGTAAAGATAAAAAAATCATCAGTCAGTAATTCTCATTTACAAAAGATTGGTCTCGTTCTAACTAATAGCAAAGAAAAAAGACAAGAATTAGCCGATTTGCAGGACGAGGTAATGCAGGATGGCTATTGAAAAAGATTTAAATATTTACACATTTAATCAAGGCGAAAGCTTTATTGTTGATACAAATGTCTGGATATATCTTTTCTCCCCATTTTCAACCAATGACTTCGGGTATCAAAATTTTTTATCAGAAGCTCAAAATAAAAAATGCAAGTTATTTATTAACTCACAAATCATTTCAGAGTACATCAATGTTATTTGTAGAACAGCTTATGAAAATTATGTAAGAGCTAATGGGTTGACTAAAAATAGATTTAAGTTCAAGCGTGATTATCAACAAACCACAGATTTCTATCACTACTATCAATTAGCTTGCCAAAGTGTAAAAAACGATATTTTGAAATATAGTAAAATATCGCCAATCAAATTGTGGCATATTCGCAATAGTTTGAATGATTACCATCAAATGAAAGATTACAACGATCTTCTCTATACCAAAATGACGAAAGAAAAAATTAAAATCGTTAGTCACGACAAAGATTTTGGTAATCATCCTGAAGATATTATCTGGTTACACTATTAAAAAAATCCCCACACTCAAATTTTGGTCGAGGAGAGTGTGAGGATAGCATTTACAAGAAAAGATTTTCATGGAGATAACCTCTCATGATGTCTTTTCTTGTACCCATTTTATCATTTTTTAGGAAATTTTGAAAGAGGTACTACTATGATAACAACAAATAAAGTGGCTATATATGTTAGGGTGTCCACTACCTCACAAGTTGAGGAGGGGTACTCTATCGATGAGCAAAAAGCTAAGCTCTCTAGCTACTGCGATATTAAGGACTGGAGTGTCTACAAGATATATACTGATGGTGGTTTCTCAGGATCTAATACTGACAGACCAGCACTCGAGGGACTTATCAAAGACGCTAAAAAAAGAAAATTTGACACAGTCCTAGTCTACAAGCTGGACCGTCTTAGCCGTAGTCAAAAAGACACGCTTTACTTGATTGAAGATATTTTCATAAAGAATAATATAGCCTTTTTGAGCCTACAGGAGAATTTTGACACCTCTACTCCCTTTGGTAAGGCTATGATTGGGCTCTTGAGTGTCTTTGCCCAGCTAGAAAGGGAGCAAATTAAGGAGCGTATGCAACTTGGTAAAATAGGACGGGCCAAGGCTGGAAAATCCATGATGTGGGCTAAAACATCCTATGGATACGACTACCACAGAGAGAGCGGAACTATCACTGTCAATCCAGCTCAAGCCGTGGCTGTTAAGTTTATCTTTGAGAGTTATCTGAGAGGGAGATCCATTACTAAACTAAGAGATGATCTGAATGAGAAATACCCAAAACATGTGCCTTGGAGTTATCGGGCGGTCAGGACCATACTAGATAACCCTGTCTATTGCGGTTTCAATCAGTATAAGGGAGAAATTTATCCAGGTAATCATGAGCCGATTATTTCAAAAGAGGAATATGATAAGACTCAATCTGAGCTAAAAATCAGACAAAGGACAGCAGCAGAGAATGTCAATCCTAGACCATTCCAAGCTAAGTACATTCTATCTGGTATCGCCCAATGTGGATATTGTGGCGCTCCTTTAAAAATTATGTTAGGCGTAAAGAGGAAAGATGGGAGCAGGTTAAAAAAATATGAATGCCATCAAAGGCACCCACGAACGCTGAGAGGCGTTACTACCTACAACGACAATAAAAAGTGTGACTCAGGATTTTACTACAAAGACAATCTAGAGGCCTATGTGCTAGAAGAAATAAGCAAACTACAAGATGACGCTGATTACCTAGACAAAATATTTTCAGGAGACAATGCTGAGACCATAGACCGTGAGAGCTACAAGAGACAAATAGAGGAGCTATCAAAGAAATCGAGCAGACTCAACGATCTATACATAGATGACCGCATTACCCTTGAAGAATTACAGAGCAAGTCAGCCGAATTTATAAGCATGAGGGCTACTCTTGAGACTGAACTGGAAAATGATCCAGCGCTCAGGAAGAACAAAAGAAAGGCTGATATGAGGAAACTGCTAAACGCTGAGAAAGTCTTTTCAATGGACTACGAAGGTCAAAAGGTACTTGTTAGAGGGCTTATAAACAAGGTTCAGGTAACAGCTGAGGACATTGTTATCAAGTGGAAAATATAAATAATTTTAGTAACCTACATTTCAATCAAGGATAGTAAAATTATTGATTTTTTCCATCTCATACATCTGCAATGAATGCAACACGAGATCACGATACTTCCAAGTGCTGACCAGATACTCAATCACTTCCTGGTCCTCTATCTTGCATTCCATAAGCAGCAACAGCTTGACCGTGTACTCATTTTTCAAAATCGGCACCTGGTAAGTTACATCCACCCAATGCTCAAAACCTAGATCTGTTTTCTCAATACGTGTTTGTTCAATGTTTATGATTTTCATTTTTTTATCCTCCTTACTTCTCTATTCGTGAAAGAAAATAAAAAGTTATGAAAAAATCATTATTTTTTTATTTTTAACAAAACACCGTTTTTGACAATAATCAAAAAATGAAAAGGATCTATTATTAACAAAACGACGTTTTTGACAATAATACACCACGATTCCCCTTCCTATTCTTCAAGAAAACGATTTTTTGAACAATAGGATTTAGATTTCTGTTTCTAATCGTTCAAAATGCGTGTTTTTGCAAAATAGAAATACAAACTCTAATTTTGTTAACGTCAACAAAATTGGCAACCAAGCGCTTTATAAAGCTATTTGTTGATCTCGACAAGTCAATTCTAGAGAAAGCATTTATTTTGTAATTTTGCTGACCGACATCAACGTCGGTCAGTTAGATAATTTCTTGTTTCAGACAAATAAAAAAAACCGCAAGCCTGAGCCTGCGGTGAAAGAACATTTTAGAAAGTTTCCTTTCTATTTATTTAACTGTAATCAAGCCATTTGGCTCAACTGTGAACTCTGGTTTATCTGCCATTGTTCCGTCTGGTTTGAGGTAGTACCAGCCTTGACCTGCTCTGACGAATTCATTAGATATCATGTTTCCGTCCTTACTATCTAGGTAATACCATGTGTCCTTATACTTGACCCAACCCGTCTTCATGGCACCTTCTACATCGAAATAGTACCACTTCTCAGCGATTTTCTTCCAACCTGTCGCCATTTCTCCTGAGCCGTCGAAGTAGTACCAGTTGCCGTCTGTGTGCTTCTTCCAGCGGTCTGCAAGCATGTAGCCTAAACCGTCGAAGTAATACCAGGTTCCGTTGATTTTCTCAAACTTGTCTTTTGGATAGCTTCCATCTGAGTGTACATACCAATAGCCTGTATCATTCTTCTGCCAGCCTGTTTCAGATCCTAACCCATTCTCAATATCTCGCTTAAACTGTTCACGGCTAACACCCCATTTAGCAAGATATGGGTAAGGGTCGACGTGGTCGCTACTGTTATCCGGCTGGTTATTGGTACAGTATTCATGCGTCTTGATTCCTGCAAGGTCGTCTGTATCAAGCGTTACAGGCAATCCAGCTTCTTCTGCTAGATTTCGCAACAATTCGATATATAGAGGGTAATCCGTCATGAACTCTTCTTGAGTTTCATGGCTTTCAATCAATTCAACTGCTGCATAAGTCTCAGCATTCCAACCGCCACCAACATCCCAACTCCCGTTGTTTACAGGGCCTACCTGCATAACTCGACCATTTCCAACTACATGAGAAAAGAACCCAAGTTCAGGGTTCTTTCTGTAGTGATAGTCCGCCTCGTTTTGAGCGGTTGAGTTACGGTTCCCTGTTGAGTGGGCATGAACTTGTCGATAAGGCTGCACCCCAACCTGGGGCAAATCTGTACGTAGTCTGCTTGTGTCAATATCCATACCTACTCCTCACTTGGTTTCTTGTATTCTAGCGCTCGTGTGCTGTCTGTTATTCCGCTTGTTGTTGGGTCATTGACCAAACCGATAGCAGTCAAGAACACGAATATCGCATTGACAAGCAAAATCAGCTTGTTGCCAATATCACCCAAATCCAGATGATATCCAAAGACTGCTGCACCAGCTTGCAAGACAAGCAAGAAGGCTGGGATTGCAGTCAGCCAAAAGTATTTATTCTTTAATCGTAGTTTCCAGTTAATCATTTGTTATTTTCCTTTCTATTATGGCAATGTTGTTGGCCACGGGTCGTCTGTTAGATAGCTGATTAAGCTGACACGAAGGTCTGTTATGTCATTATCATTCGGTATCCCATTGTTGAATTTTAACTCCATAAAATTTGACTCTCCTTCTCCGCCTACGTAACAACTTCCAACAAAAGAACCAGAATCATTGAACACTGCAGTTGAAAAAGAAGACTCGCTACGAAATCCAAACGGAATCCCACCTGGCTCCAATATACGCACACCATACGTACTTCCTTGAATTCTAAATTTTTCAGAACCACGGCTAACAATTTCAAATATCCCCCAGCCCAAGCCATCTAAATTATATAATATTTGATTGTTCATGCGTCTAACTTTAATGAACGCATTTCCCACTCTAGAAACATTGTTCAACGTCCTCCAACCAGTATCCCCTATCAACACCTTCCAGCCTGTGTTACCATTTCCACTCTCTTTTATCCATTTAAGAGCGCCATTGGTTACATTGACATCTACATAGGTCGTACCTATTTCGGCAGTGATACGGCCCTCTGGAGACCCTGTGCCACGGATTTCATGGCCTACGTTTTCTGGTAGCGGTAGAGTGACATTGTTACCCCCGACAATACCGAGGGTATTTCCTGTCAAGGTCAGCCTTGGTTCAGGCTTTTGGTTCAGAGATTTAACATCACGGCCGACTGCTTGAGCGAATTCCTCTAAATTGCTCATGGCAATCACGCTTTCGCAGCATTATATGTTGCGACCAAGTCAAGGTTTGCAAACTCGTCAATACGACGACCGAGGTCAGCTAGTTTTTGAACGACTGCGCCTTCAGTGCTACCACTCAATTTAGCGATTTCCTCAGCAAGCTCTTTAAGAGTGTTGAGATTCTCAGGTACCCCATCACCTAAAAGATCGTTCTTAACTGCGGTTTTTGCCTGCTCAATAGCCTGCGTTAAAGTAGCATTGTCAATCTTTGTATCTATTAACTGCTTCATCATCTTGCTATCCGCTCCCAATGCCTGAGCGAATGCAATTAATTTACTTGTGTCCATTGTTTCACACCTTTCCTAAGTTATAGTACATGAGCAGGTCTGGAATTTCCGGACATGCTCCACCTTCGCTAAGCTGTCTTTTAACTTCTTCAGCGATATCCAGCTCTTTGAGAGTATGAACTACCTCAAGAACCAATTCTTTATCCGACGCTTCAATTTCAATGTAAGTTTTTCGATCGCTTGGAAAGATATATCCCCCAGCCGAAATTTCTACACGGTATTTACCGTTTGGCAGAATGCTGTCTAAATTAAAACTAACAGATTGATCCTTGACGAGTGCTTTTGTCTTCCAACAATATTTATCTTTTGTTAGGGTTATAAGAGCTTCTTGCCCCTCAAGAGAAGTAATACCACGGAAATTTTCATCTTGCAATTCAAATCCGAAAGTAGAGGACAAATCTCCCTGCTTGACACGAACGCCTCCGTCAACCTGAGTCAAATTAGTCGTATTACTAAATCCCATTCCATGCCCCCTTTCTAATCATCTATTAAGATGCCTTCTTTGATATCCAATTTTTCAAAATCGCTGAATAAACGGTCTATGTAGCCATTACCTCCTAGAGTTTTATAGCTTTTATGCATGCTTTCCACTAGGGAGAATTCATCTCTAGAGGTATATCCTCTGTTAATAGCTCGTCGCATATCACGGTCAAGGCGCAACTTCATGGTATTTAGATGCGCCTCATCGTGAATTTTTAATTTTTCTTGCACTTCGTCGATTTTGGAATTGCTATCTTTAGCGGTAGTCTGGACATCTTTAATCTGTTTCTTAACATCGGTTAGTTCGGAGACGATTTTCTCCGTCTCTTCTTTGGCTTTTTTCGGCAATTTGTAGCTAAGCCAAGCGATGATAATTGGTGAAGCCGATGGTAGCACGTTCATGAAGAAATGTTCTATCTGTTGTAAGACGTCCATAAACACCTCTCTAGTTCGCCAAATTACTCAAGCCAAGGCGTTCCAATTCTTTGCGTACACGGTCTTTAAAACGTTTATTGACAAATGAAAAGTCAATCGCTCCGCGTTTCAATAGGTTGATGTACATGTCGATTTTAGCTTGGTCTAATGTAATTCTACTCATTGTTGCTACCTCCATTGTTTTCACTAGTGCTCGCTTCGCTTGTCGGTGTAGGAATTTCATGTTCTGTCTCGCTTTCTGTTGGTTGTTCTACTGCTGGTGCAGGTTGTGTAGGCGCTTCTGCTACTGGTTGTTCAGTAGTTGGTTGCGGTTGCGCTGTTGCTGGTTCAGATACGACCACGTTAGGAACTCCGTTTGTAGCCACTTCTGTAGCCGGTTGAGGTTCTGGTTGAACTGGTGGAGTTACCGGAGCGGATTCAACAGAGTGTGTTTCTGCCTCAGCAACGTGTGGTGCTTCCTCGTGTCCCTCTGCTTCTTCCTCGTGCTCATGATCAATACCGTTGTGTTTCTCAAGTACTTCCAAGCGTGCAAAGATTTCTTCGATATCGTCAGTATTATGCAAGCTGACCTTCTGCATACCTTCCATAAGCTGGTTGGCTTGTTCAAGTGCTGCAGTTGTTTTAGCCAATTGTTCTTGGTTTTTGACAATGGCACTAGTAGGGTCTAACTCAGTTCGTAACACATCTTTAACTGCTTCAATGAGCATTTCGTCTGTATCACCCAAACGGTCACCCTCTAACTCGCGAGTGAAAAAAGTAAACGGCTTGTCACATTGAATAGAGACTTCCGTCTTGCCAACTCTAAAAAATTTATTTACTAATACAAATTCCATGTTAAATTACCTCTTTTCCTTTTTAGAATAAAATTGAAAACGATTATTACGATTAGACAAAAAATAATTTTTATCTGACGGATTGTAAAACTCCATAGTAACTTTGTAGTAAGACCTGCTGTTCCAGCTATCAGTATAAATTTCCGCTGTCGCTGACTTGATTAATATTGTTCGACCTGTAATGATTAACTTACCATTGCCCCAATGACCTGTATTTCTATATCCATTCCGTTCCACTACCAAAGAAATAGTTGATTCTCCGCCACCACTAATCGAAATTTCTTCTGAGACGTCTATTTGTTTTACAAACATCGACTTCTCCCAAACCAACCTTGAACCAACATATCGCTCTACAATCTCATGTCCCCCGACATAGATTCCTTCTCTTCTAGCCATAGCATCACCTACTCGTACACATCATAGATTGTGTTGGGGTCTTTCGTGCTAATCGCATTATATTGTGCTTTTGACCCATACCAATACTTCATTTGTTGATTTCCGTTTTGGTTAATCAGCTTGTGTGCAACTACTTCGGACGGTGTACTTGGGATTCCAAGCGCTGACCTGTTTACTCGTAAAACACCCGAGCTATCGACTGTAATCGTTGAATTATCAGGTCGCACCACACCAGCCTGCCCACTAGTTGCAGTTTTGGCTTTCATCACACCATTTGACACCTCTGTTGTCTGGTTATCAGGTCTGACAATCCCGTTTGAGCTCGACGTAGCTACTGATACATTGCTACTGATTCCATTTTTTAATGTCTGCACAGATACTTTCTTCAACCCACGACCATCATGAATCATGATGTTGTCCGAGTTGTTGACCTGACTAGCCTGTGGCAAATCAGTTACTTTTCGTGTCTGTGTACTAATTACTGCCATCTTATACCTCCATAATGTATTTCCAATCTGCGACAATCACACGGCCATTTTCATCAGCAAGTAAGGTATGTTCTGTACCGTCGTCTGTACGAATCGGAGCAGTGAAGTCATTCTGTAAGAACATGTACTCGATAGCATTTAGTCTATCTTCGTGCTCCTGAAACTCACGCTTCAAGGCCTCTACAGACTCATAACTTGCTTGTCTAACGTTGTCTACGTTACCCAGACCAACTTGATGCTTCGTAACGCTATGTGGGTTGTTGCGATTGTTTAAGTGATTGTTGAAATCTTGCTTACTTGCTTGTTCGACGTTTGCGACATTCCCTAGCCCCACTTGTTGTTTAGTGACACCGTGTGGGTTGTTGCGGTTGTTGATGTGACCAGTTAGATCAACCTTCTCAGCCTTGCTTCTAGTGAACTCGTCAATCTTTTCGGGAAGACCGTCAATATCAGATACCCTATGACGATGGGTTGCGTCGGCTTTCCCATTCCAACGTATTCGTTCCTGGTCAGAAACGTGACGGGCAGTGTCTCTAATGTGATTATCGATATTGGTCTGTAACTTTCTTTCTGTCGCCTTCAATTCAGGGACAGTCGCATAAACCAAGTTAGTCGCATTGTATTGAATGTTAATCTGACTATTCTTGCTGATAGTTGTATTGAAATCATAATCTCGATATACATAAGCAGATGTTTTAGGAGGAATTACATCTCCCTGCTCTGCCCAAGTATACATGTACATGAACTCTTCGTGATTCCCACGTTTTGCAAACACACCGATTTCATTCACAATCATTTCACGCTCAATCTGTGAATTATCAAATCGAGCTGTAAGACGAATCGTATCAGCTACATCAGTCGATAAGGACTGTGTCACTTGCAAAGAATGGACAACTTGTACAATATTGTTTTTCTTGCCAATGTCCGTTCGATGCCGTCCGCTACCTAAAGCTATTCGAGTAAAGACCAGTGGTTCTCTATTTTGAATTGCTAAGGCCGTTTCACTAATGGCTTTATCGGTCACAATAGGCTGGATAAAATATCCCATTTATTTCCTCCTATTCAAATCGAACTGAACGAATATCACTGAATGTATGAGCGCTAATATAAATTGCGTTCATCATCGGCGCTTCAACTGAGAATTGGATTCCTAAGTGAGCAGGAATCAATTCACGCACATACTTTAAGAAACGGTTCAAATACCCCGTCGGTAATTGCCCTAAAAATCGGATATGTACCGCTGAACCCTTGACCGTTACTAAGTTATTGACATTCGTAAAGCTCTTTGTAATTTTTTGTAAACTCACTGAATTGATTTTAATCTTGGAAGAAATTAAAGTGATTAGATACCGCCTTCGTTCTTCCAAGTCGGTTGTTTTCGGTTTTACCTGAAGAGCCTTTTCCCAACGTGTAATCCAGTCTTCCGTCGCTTCTGGCAACAGCATCAACCGTCTAGTATCAAAGATTAAGTCTGTAATCAATTCCAACTCTGGAATCTCAGTTTCAAACAAATCATTGATTGTTGGATCTAAGACCTCTGGCAAAGCCGATAACATACGATATCTAACGTGCGACATTAATAGTTACCTCCGCTAGCTTAGGAAGCATCGTGTTTGATAATTCGATACTCTGTTCCCTGTCGTTCAACAAAATACGGTCCACATCGCGAACCCCATTAATTCTGTCAATGATTGTAGCAACTTTATAGTTTCGAACCTCTTTCTCTTCAAATGCTTCTTCACGTAAGTATTTAATGAGTTGAACTTTCGCCTCATTCTTGATTGTTTCAATGTCTACATCTTCATCAATCTTGATAGTTGCAGTAATACGAACGTTGTAGCCACTTACAGACTGCACGGTCACATAAGCTCCGATTGGAGCCACACCTAGCCCATGGCCACTTGGTTCAGGATCCAAGTAATTCTTGAATTTCTTTACCAGCTCTGCGCTTGCTTCATTGCCGTCAGCATCCGTAATCGATACACGTACTGTATTTTCACCTTTCCAGAGCGGTTCAATAAGTGCTGAACCAACACCAACGAACTCACTTGCCCATTTCTTGTATTGGGCAATGTTCCCGTTTAAAGTCGGTGTTTTCAGATACTCAATGGTCCGTTTGCGGAGTTGTTTATCTGTCTCTTCGTCTTCTCCTACGACGATAACAGAGCCAATTTCTGCTCCTTTAAAGCCGCTCAATACATCAATGTTGATGAGTTGACCTCTTACATAGTTGGGAGCATTTCCGACTTGTTCAGCTACTACACTATACTCAAATCCAGAGCGACGTTCCAAAACACGGAAATTATACTCACTATTAACCACGCTGAAACGGGTTCCGAGTAGGATTTCCTGTTTGAATTGAACCAGTCGTACTGATGCCGTGGCTGGCAATCGTTCAACTCCGAACTGCCTACATAAACGAGTTAGGAAGACTCCTGTACTCGTATCTAAAAAGTTGACTTCCTCATACGACTTCAAGACCGTATACTGAATGGCAACTTCTCGAGCTGCAGGCGCAACTAGATTGTACAAGACAGACCCTTGTCTCTTATCATACTTATCATCAAACAAGGCCAGCATATCCTCTAAAATCTCTGGATATGTTTTTACCTTTATCATCGTTTCACCTCCAAATCCATTTCAAATGTTCCAAAATCACTATCAACCATAAACTGCACATAAAACTCATCTTTCTTTACCTTAGTAGAGAAAGAATGAGCCTCATGGATCCTGTCGTCTTCATACAAAGCTTCTTTTATGCGTCGTGCAATATCCATCTGGGCATAATCCATATCTCCACCAAATAAAACGTCTAACTCAACACCGTATCGATGGTCATAAATCGTATAGATAAACCGTTCAGTCGTCAGCATTCGTCTGATTGATTGCTTCAGAGCATGGATACCGTCTGTCTCCAGCAAGATATTGGTTTCATCTAGTGTTAAGCTAGGCTGTTTCTTAGCTTCAACAACATTTTTAGCGATGTTTAAAAAGTTTGTTTTAGGAGTACTCATTCATCAGAACCCCCTTTCACTTTGCGCTTGTAGTGGAAAATCTTCTTGTACAAGACATAATAAAACCCTCCACCATCTTGTCTGATGAGATGAAGGGTTTGTCCAACATACTCAGGATCCAATGTTTCATCCGTCCATGTAACAGCTAACATAGAATCATCCAAAATCAACTCATTAGTCAATTGAATTTTGAGAGGAGAAACCGATAAAACAACACCAGTTGTTATCTTGGCAAACTGACGATTTTCAATAAAATTACTGATGAGTTTTTTTAGATTTTCTATCACTTCCATCTACTCGCCTCCTGCCATAAATAATTTAATTTCCATCGTGTGCTTTTCCGCACTGAAAGAATGCGTTGCCTCTTCAATGACATACCACCCCTTCTTCTCAATATCCTTGACATCCACATAGACTGCGTGACCTGCTAAAAAGTCAATACTTCCAATATCAGCTTTCAGACTGAAAGTTTCTTTGGGACGGTTTTTCATCTTCAAGAGCATTTCGCCCCATTGCTTTATTTGCCCCTCAGTTGCTTTCTCGTCCACTTTTTTCATGTATTGGAGTTTTCCCCAAGCGCCGATATTGTAGCTGTCCTGATAGATGTAGACCTCTCTCTTTTTGGTTTCTTTGTTCTCTTGGATCAAGCGGACAATATTAGCACTGTCCTCAATCGAACCTTCAAACTCAAAGCTAGACATAAAGGATTCATTTCCGATAATGTACTGGATTGGTAAGTTTTTTGGAGTTGTTAGCGTCAACTCGCCAAACTTATCATACAAAACCAGCAACTCTCCACTTTGAACTAAGGTCTCGTCCATAGCTTCTTGGATAATATCCAAAGCCTTCTTATCTTCCTTCAACTGAGGGGATAAGGTCACGGCTGGGGCTTTTAGTTCCCCAATCTTCAAATCAAAATCTCCTGCGATTGCCGAGACGATTTGATTGACGTTTTTATCCTTGGCAACAAAGTTGATATTGCGTAGTAAGTACTTTATCTGGTCATGAAAAGTCAAGGTTGTTTTGGTGTCTTTTTCGTACTTGATTTTCGTCAAATAACCAAAGAATACCTCTTTATCATCTAGCTTGAAAGCGAGTGGAGAACCATATTCAAAGGCCACTTTTGTAGAGTTGTACAAGGTAATCTCCACGCTCCAAGCCGACCCTTTTCTAATTGTCTTGAATTCGACCTTTTCAGACACAGTCGCTAAATCCCATGTATCTCCAGTTTTGTTGTTCTGATAGAATAATTGCATCATGGTATCACAAACTCCTGTCCAGGATAAATCCAATGAGGGTCTTTGATTTTGTCTTTATTGGCTTCGTAAATTTCAGTATATCGGCTACCATCTCCATAAAAAGTCTGAGCAATTCCCCACAGCGTATCACCGCTCACAACCGTATGGCTTTTTTGAGCAGGTTTCTCAGTCGTAGGGCTACGTTCTTCCGTAGCTTTCGCCTGCGGTTTCTTTTTAGTAGCCTCAAGTGCTTTTTTATCTTTGATAGTAACCTTCCGTGGCTTGTGAGACCGATATTGTAAAAACTTAATCTTGTAAATCAGATCATTTTCATATCCTGTCTTGGTAGAGACATCGAACTGCTCCACTAGAAATTTCCCGTTAATAGCAGAACCAAAAGCACCCCCAATCATGAGTTGAATAGGAGTGCCTTCCGTCTTAAATTTACGAATTGAGGATACAAAGGATTCTGGAGAGACACGGCTATTCCGTTGGTAGTTTCCATCGTATCTTCCGCTAGGAATAAAGGATTCAAACTCAATCGATTGAAGCTCTGGATTTCCGACAAGCGGAACATTACCAGTATCGATGATAGCGACTGTTTCGATTCCTTGCTTGTCCTCCAATTTGATTTCTTCTGGATTCACTGGCAATTTAATGCCTTCAATAAATATAAACATCTGCTACCTCCTTCCTAGTAAGCCATAAGGCCGTCAGCGCCGTTATTCAAAGCGTCCACAATCGTTGCATTCAAATCATCCAATACGTTAGCATACTGGCCAGCGTTGTTAATGGAGTCAATGTTGGTGACAATCTCTGGCTTCAAGGTAATAAAATTCTGTTGCCACTTCATGGTCGCAACGTCCTTAATCAGCTTGATGTATTCATCGTCCAGTTTGATTTCATCTTCAATCTTGCCAACTTTGTCTAATTTACCACCAGTTGGATTGTGACCGCCTTTTTCTCCGTCGCCTTGTCCAGGGACTGAACTTGCTGGGCTGAGTTCGTAAGGTGTAGTGCCTTGGTCACCCAAGAAATTGTTTCCTGCACCGTTGGCATCTCCAGCACCTTTGAAGAAACCACCGACAGCCTTATCGATACCTTGACCGAATTTATAGCCGTTATTAAAGGCCTCACCGACGCTACCAAATTCAAGATACCCCAGTTGTGGAGCGTCAAGGTGTGGAGTACTTAAGCTGGCCTTATGTTGTTTCAGACCATCTGCCAGGTGCAAACCTTCAAAGGTTTTCTTGACTGGTTTTTCCATGCTGTCAATGGCGTTAGCGATATCACCGGCAAAATTCGTCCGACCGAGAGAAACTGTTCCAACAGCGCTCAGATTTAGACCAAATCCATTCAAGAATCCAATCATCTTATTAAAGCCACCAAGAACAGAGTTAATCATGCCCTCGACTGCACCAATAACACTATTAACCATACTATCTACAAATCCAGCGATAGCGACCGCCATCCCTCTACCACCTTGGGCAATATCATACCATGCCATTTGACAGTTATAAGTCAATTCATTCCATAGATTTATAGCTCCCGTCACAAACCAGTCGATAAAGTCTAAAATACCTATTAAAATAGTTAAGATAGCCTGATAGAGGAACATCCAGAATGCTATTGCGGTATTAACATACCAAAAGATGCCTTGTAGCATCATATTAATCACCCAGATAGCTACATTGACGAGGCCAATAAGTATATCCCAAATTACCATTCCAAGGGCAAATATCGCTCCCATGATGATTCCTGTAGCTGATACGGCTGCACCAGTAAGATTGTTAAACCATGTAACTAAGGCATAGAAGAGACCAATCAGGATAATGACTGCCATCACAATCAACATGATTGGGTTCATTGCCATCACTGCATTAAAACCAGCCATTGCTGTTTTAGCCGCGTTGGTAGCAATACTAAATAGTTTAGTAGCGATTTCCGCTGCATTCATCACAACTACATAAGTTCCTATAGCGAATGCTACAGCAATAATAATTGGTTGAATCACAGACCAGTTATCGATGACAAATTGAGCAATCGGCGCCAACATACTCAAAACAGCCCCAATCATATCCATAGCAAAGATAACCGCTTGAACAACATATTGAAGCACCGTGGCCACAATCTGGGCAAATTGTTGGAAGGCGGATGAGTTCACTATCTGATTAATCTTAATCGATATCGGCTCAATCGCCTTGGTCACAAAGTTCAGGAAGTTCTGCCATGCCCTGCCCCAAGTTAGGGGCATATTGCGGAATTGCTTGTCAATCGTATCGCTTGCTTCCAGCATGGCAGTTTTGACAATGTCGGCCGTAATCTTCCCGTCTGCACCTAGTTTTTTAACCTCACCACGACTGACGCCTAGCTTGTTTGCAATAGCTTGAATTAAGGCTGGTGAAGTTTCAGCAAGAGAACGCAACTCATCACCCTGCAACTTACCACTAGCCATAGCCTGAGTAAGCTGAAGCATGGCACTTTTTTGCTCTTCAATGCTTGCCCCACCTACTACAAAGGATTTGTTCATGGTTTCTAAAAAGGCAATTGTTTCGCCATTATTTTGGAAAACATCGCCAGCCTGCATCCGCATCTTAGCGACACCGTTAGCCATGGTTGTATAGGCTGAACCTGTACGTTGTGCGGATGTATAGATAGATTTTTGAAGTTCCTCTGTCGTCTGCGTACCATCACGGATCATATCTAAACGAGCGTGCATATTGGCATATTCATCTGACATATTTATAGCTTGTTTGGCAGTTTTAACGACTGCAATACTAGCTAAAGCAGTCTTCAATAGACCTTTCAAAGATCCTAACTTACTTAATTTGTTAGAAGCATGGTTCGAAGCATTCCCTAAATCTCTTAGAGCCAGTTCTTCTTTTTTTAGTCCTGCAGCTGCTAGCGTTGAGCTGCTTATAAATCTACCGTTGATATCAATGACTCGCCCAGCTTTATTGACAAAATATTGACCAGAATCACCAGCTTTTTTCATAGCTGACTCTTGCGCCTTCATAGCTTTATCTATGCCAGAGCCTGCATTTTTGACACGCTCCATAGTCGCATAGATTTTATTTAAAGTGCCTGTGACTCTATCGGTCAAAGACATGGTTGTTTGTATATTGGCCAATAGAATCACCTCACTTCTTCATTCTTTTACGTTGTTTCGCCTCTTCGTGCATGACTGCAGCGAAAAAGGCTTTTTCTTCTACATCCATATTCACAAATTCACTAGGGCGAATGTAATAGTTTACGAGGGCGAAGTAGGCAAGTTGTGCCTCCGCGTCCTCTTTTATTAGTTTTTTGCCTCGTCAACCTTGTCTTGGAATGTCTGGTTGATACCGCTGAGTTCGGTTACAGCTTCCAAAATCAAGGCGCTTTCGCCCCAATTAAACATAGTACCGAACAACTCAGAAGCTCCCATGGTTCCATACGAATCTTGCAATTCTTTATCATTAAGATCAGGAACCACGATAGACGCAATACAGATTTCACGGTTATATTTAACACCGTCAAAGACACGCTCTTGACGTCCGTTACGACCAGGCTTATTGACAAAGCAACGGTCATTGATTAAGTCCGCTTCACGAGCGCTCAACACTCGAATTTTAACTGGTTCCTCAAAAGAAGGAAGCAAGACATCCTTGGTCTCTTCCCCCTTTTTATTTTGTTTCAAAAATGCTTTTAATCCACTCACCACTATTTCCTCCTTGTGTTAGTATTTAATTTCTTGGAATTCTGATAGGATATCAAAATCTTGGAATGTGAAGTCTGTTTCTTCGTCAATAACCTCATCCGCTGATCCATCTAGTTTAAAGATAAGTGATTCTTTGAACAGAACACCTTTCAAAACAATTGTGTAACGGCCTGCACGAGATGTGCGGTCTTCGTTGGTACACTTAATATCGATACGAGGCAACAAGCCGTTTTTAACGTATTCCAAAGCCATCTTCTTCAATTCAGGACGATGGTAATACATCTTCACAGTTCCTGTACCTTCTGCACCCACAATCTTACCACCCTTCATACGAGAGTTCAGAGGGGTAACGTCAGCTTTTGTGTATTCAATTTTCGCTTCTAGAGAGATAAGCTCTGCTAGTTCATATTGCTTGTCATTGATTGTAAAGAAGACCGTTCCTTCCTTAGCGGACAAAGCATCTAATTGATTCATAATAGCCATTAGCTAGTTTCTCCTTTCTTAATCACAGATAACCGTCATGTACAAGATTTCCATAGCGTCAGTCAAGACAACTGGCAAGTTTACCACGACTGATTCTTTTGTGATACCTTGTGAAATCTCGATATCTTTCGCTTTATACTCCAAGGCTTGCTTTTGAGCAAGTGGGTCAAGGACCATTGTGATGATTCGTTGTTTAAACAACTCACGACCATTCACGTTGTTTGGTACTTTACCGATGAAGTAGTTCTCAAAGATATACTTGACATTGGTGTTGATATTATCCATGGTGCGGACCAGTTTGTTCTTACCAAAGATACGGCTGTGTTCTGCCGTATAGCTAGTAAATGAGTTCACATCTGACAGGATAATCACTTTTTCATTTCGATAAGCAAAGATAAGCTGACCTTTATTGATGAGCTTTTCAGCCTCTGCTTCGTTCTTACGCTCACAGTCGATAGCGCCTGGATAAGACTTGAATGTATTGGATTGCAAGCCAGCCCCTGCATACTTACCAGCTACGAAGTATACACAGTCCTTAGCGCTTAGTTTGGTACCATCGCTTAATGTAACCCCGTTACCAACAGATACAACACCTTCATCATCAGCGTCCGTGTAATCGTTCAATACTGCAATAACTGAACGACCAGCATCACGCCATTTCTTGATATGAGCCGTAACAAGTGCTTTTGTTGCACTTTCATCTGTACCCAAAGCCAAGACACGGAAGTCTTGAGTATCGAGTTTATTTAGGAAATCTTCAACTTCTGAATTGGTTGTAGCTCCATCGGTACCACCTTCAAGCAAGATTGTTTTATCTTCTGTTGTTAAAGTACCAGTCACATTCACATAGTCATTCTTAAATGGCAAGGCCGTGATGATTTGTTTATCAACTTCTTTTCCAAAGAAAACAGTCGTTACTTCAAAGCCAGTCTCGACTTGCTTCTTGAAGATAACGTGAATATGGTTACCAGCCAATCCTTTGTATTTAGCTGTAACGACCATATCTCTTTCTGTTTTCGTTGCCTGTACTCCAGTGTTGTTCACACCATTATAGACAAGGACCTTACCAGTTCCTTTCAAGGCTTCACGAATCGGAATAAGTTCATCAATCGGTTTACCAAATAGTCGGCGGAAATTACTTGTACCGTCAACAAGTGTGAAGGCACCAGGCTCTCCCCAAGATCCAGCAATCATAACTGCTGCAATCGTATTGTCTTCCAAAGGAATAATCACATCATCTCTTGATACGAAATTGATGTAGGCCTTTGGAACTCGTTTATTCTGTACTGTCCATTGTGCCATTAGTTAGCCACACCCTTTCTCCAGTCTTCTAAAATGCGTCTTACTTCTGCTAGTGAGTATGACTGGTCATCTTCCAGCAAAATGTTTAACAAAGTTGCATCATCTTCAAAATACTTGAGTAATGCCTCTTTACCAAATTTATCTTCAGTGATTGGTACCACTGGTTCGGTTACATAACCTACTTCTTCATTCATTTCCATGAGAAGTTTCACCTATCCTTTCTAATATTTGCATTGTCGGTTCTTCTTCAACCCATCGTACGTATCGAGTGATTGTAAATGTGCATATCAAGTCATTGGCATTGTATTCCACCTTCAAATCATTGATAGGGTACTTATCCCCCAAATAACGAAAAGAAGGCGAATTAAACACCATTTCAATCTCTTCAAACTTTTGATATAAGTCTGTTGTTTTTTCGGTGTAGTAATGCAGCAAGACAATAAAAACCTGCTTATCGTTTTGGTTTGCTAACCGCTTCCGAGTCACAGGCTTCACATCTACAATAAAACAAGGTGTTTTCAATCCTTGCTGGATTTGTTCATCATACACCTTGCACCCAAACACATCTTTGAGTTGCTTGATGACGAGTGGTCTAATACTATAATCCACCTAGTTCCTCCTTTAGCCTCTCTTCGATTTGTTGCGTGATTTGTGGGATTTTTTGTTTAATCTGTTCTTCTGTTAGCCTCATCATGAAGCGCCCTTCTACCCAAGGATTGACCAAACGCTTACCAATTGAAGGGACATAACGCCCTACTTGTTGACGGTGTCCGCTTTCGACAAAAGAAGCATACTCCATAGGGTTAAATGCGATAACCTCGTACACGTTTCCGTTTTTGGTCACTTCTATCTTCCATGATTGATTGAGTTTACCAGTTAGGCCCTTTGGTGTTCGCTCCTTAACCTCTTTCAAAAAGGCTAGGCCGATATCTTTAGCAGCCTGCATAAACTCAGAATCAATGATTGCCTGAGCCCGTTCAAGTCGTTTCAAGAACTCTTGAACATCACTATCATCATAACCACTCATGTCGTCTTACCACAATTTCTTGATGTGTGACATAGACCATCGGGTCTTCACTAGTCAAGTATTTAACACCGTCCACAATCAATTTACTACCAGCTTTTATAGCAAATTTAGGCGAACAGAAAATCTTGTGTTCTGTCTTGAGTTGGTGCGCTTCGTTCTGCTCAGTATTCACTAAGTTACGAACAGAGACACGACAGGGGACCTTCTTGTAGACTTCTTTAAACTCTACAAAATCAGCTCCGTTTGGTTTCGTACCCTCGACAGTAGCAAACACATCCATCTTTTTATCATAGGTCCATTCAATACTTGGTGTTGCCCGAGATAGGACATCATTTATATTCATCCTACCACCTCAACTTTCTGAACCGCTGTAACTGGCTCGTAAAGTCTAATAAGACACTTTCGGCCCGTCTAGCAAGGTCTGACTTAGCCAATTCGACACGAGTATCTCCGACGGAAATATTCTTGCCTTGGACAGCTTGGTCAGGATTACAAACAACATAAACCATCTGAATGGCCACAAATCGCAATTCTAAAGGAAAATCCTCACGATTGCAGTAGTTAAGAATGTTCTGCATGACTTCATCGACCACTAAATCTCCTGGATAGCCTGTATAACGTTGTTCGTACAAGTCAATCAAGGCTTGTCTAGCATCTTCATTATGCTTTTGGATTTCTTCAAATGTCATCTTCTCCATCAGCAGAACCTCTCTTTCTACTTATCGTCTTTAGTGGATTTTTTAGATAGTTTTTCAAGTTCAGCTAGAGCTTGGTCACGTTCAGCAACTACTGCTTTGTACTCTTGAATAGTGTAAGTACGTCCGTTAGTCGCTGGCTCTACTACTACATACTCACCATCTTGGATTTCAACCACATCGTAACCATCTTCAAGGAAGGTTACTTTTTCTAGTTCATCAATATCTAGTACACGATTGTCTTTTTTTACTGTTAACATTTTCTATCCTCCTTCTTTAAGGTGCGACGACAAAGGCTAGACCTTCATGTTTAGTCTGGAATAGCAATACATCATCGTAAGATTGTTCGTAGTACAAGTAGTTACCGCTTGAAGAAGCGCTTGGTGCGTCAAGTCCTACAAATTCATATTTTTGTGGCGCTGCCATACATGGAATATGAATCAAGAAGAAATGGATTTGTTTAGCAGTTGGGTCAACCTTAGCGCCATTTGTGAAGTTGTACAAGGTCTTCATACGATCAGATGGAATAGATGGTTCAATAGTCACATCGTCCAAACGACCAATAGAACGGTCAATCACTGTACCTTGGCCGTGGATATTGACTGTACGACCAAATTGCTTGATATTCTTGATCATACGTTTAACTGCTGGTGTACAGAAAATAACACGACCTTCTGCTGGTACTCCAGCTTCGTCCATTTGTTCCATCAACTCATCGAAGGTTGCGAGGAAGTTTTCCTCAGTCAAATTCAATGACTTAATTTGTTTACTTTCTGTATCAAGTGCTTTCTTACGGGAGAACAATTTAGATACCATGAATTTATCCATTTCTGGAACTTTTTCAGTATCGTTGAATGTTTTAGTGATGTTAGCAATCGAAACGACATAGTTACTTTCATCAACATCTGATGGGTCTACTAGTGTTGACCAGTAACGCTCATTGGTCAATGTGTATGTTTCCCATTGGTTTTCATAGTTAGCGTCAATATTCGTAATCGTGCGACGTGTACGGTCTTTACGCCCTTCTTTAATCAAAAGACGCGGCACTTTTACTTCCTTAGCTCCTGTGAACTTCAAAAGTGTATTGGATGGAGAGTTCCAAAGTTTTTGAGTGAATAACAGTCCGTTTTCACTATAACGATTTTGCAAACCTTGTTGGTAAGCCTGTGCATAGTTCAATGTTGCTGGCATATCTGTTCCTCTTTTCTATTTTTTGATTATAGATCTGACGTAAACGCATTAATCATCTGCGTTGTCAGGTCGTTAGCAACTGTTTCTTCTTGTGCTGCCCCTTGTGGCTTAGCACCAGCGATGTGTGGTTCTACAGCCTTTTCTGGAGCAAATAAAAAGCCTTTAGATTCCTTCAAAGCCGTCAACTGTTCATCTAATCCAGTCACCGCTCCGTTGTCACCTAATCCCAATTTAGACTTGTCTAGTAGACTAGACACGATTCCAGCGTCATGAACCTTACCGCTCAAGTGCATTTCAATAGCATGATCTAGTTGCATTGTCTTGAGTTGTTGTTCATGTTCCTTCTGTTGTGTCTTGTACTTGCTGTCCAAGTCTGTGTATTTTTGTTGTAGGTCAGCATTGCCCTCAGCGTCTTGTTTGAGCTGTTTCATGTCCTTATCACGCTCTTTCAACTGGTCTTGCAAGCCTTTGGCATTATCTTCTGCAGCAGACACCTTCGCTTGTAGGTCCTGTGTTGATTTCCCGTGTTCAGACATAACTGCTTCAACTTGTTCTTCAGTCAATCCTAACTGTTCCAAAAATTTACGATTCATTTCTTTTCCTCCTGTACGTTTGTTTAACGTGGCAACGACCACGACATTTTGGTAAAGTAAAAAAGCCTTTTAACGCCATACCCAGGGCGAAAGACACTAGTCGATTTGAACTAATTTAGCAATTCGATTATGTAAGCATCTGATTTTTCGTTGTTCTTCTATGTGTAGCACTAGCTTTGTTGTAATGACGGTTACAGCAATTGTTAGTGCTATTTTTGTATACATCCTCAAGATAATACCTCCAACATATAAATTTAACCGTATGGAATACCGTACGGTTAGAGCATAAGAAAACCGCCTCGATTTCGATGCGGTTAGGTTATTTATTTTCCAGTTGTTTCAGTTTCTTTCTGCATTCAATTCCGACTTTTAGAGTTGAAATGACTTCAAATAATTTAATTATTACGAACGAAATTAATGCAAAAAATATAATCCAACCAAATAAAATTGATACCCAATCCCAGATAAACATGTTTTCACTCCTCTGCTTTTTCATATGTTTCTTTAAAGATATCAGGTTTGCATGGATAAAATTCACCTTGCACACCTTTGATAATATAGTCACCTTCTGTTGCAATCATCAAGCCTTCAAGCGTTTCAATTTTTAAAAGTGGATTGCTTAAATCAGCGTAGTCAATCCGTACTGGGTCTAGTCCAAAATCGCATAGCTCATCTATAGCTTCTTCTGTATCTAAAAACTGCACGGCCTCAATCACTACTGGTTTTTTACGGTATTTCATTTCTCGCTCCTTTCTGAGTACAAAAAAAGCACTTAGATTTCTCTAGGTGCTTAAGAGTAGTGGACGGTGTGCCTGTCCCGTCATCTCATACTATGAAGTTGCGTAGCGACACTATCATCTCTACCTCACTTCTCTTTAGACTAATTATATCAAATCTATTCATTTTTGTCATAGATTTTTTTATTTTTCTTAAGTAGTCTTTTCAGAGTTTTATCAGACACTCTCATAGCTGTTATTATTGAATTGTCAAAGTCTGTATTCGATAATCTAACAACTACATTTACACTATTCTCAAGACTTTTACCTAAAACTAAAATGCTATTATCGTTTTTATGATCTATCAAAATCATATCAGGCTTTTTAATCACCCCATGAACAATTCCCTCTACATCATCACCTATATCAGAATGACCTTCCAATATATGTTCTAACCGTTCGGGTCTCAAAACTATTCTTGAGTTATTAAAGAAATCAAAGTAGTTTAAAACTTTTTCTTCAGCTACTTTAGGTAATCTCTCTTCAAACAAGATATCACTAGTTGTTTTAGAGGACTTTCTAACACCCCTAAGAACGGCTTCCCCTTCGCGCTCCCAACCTGCAAAGATTTCATCCAGAGAACGTTTCTCTTTTGCCATTTTCACAGGGGCGTTATTTAGCAATATATCGAGATACGGACTAATCTGTTCTGTCTCTTCGGCCCTATCAGTCTTATCAGTCTTATCAGTCTTGCCTTTCTTATCAGACTTGACTGCAGGTCTGATAGTAGAACGGCAACGAACATGAAATGGCGGTGCGGTTCGACCTGGTTCATATTCTTTAACAGAATAAACCTCGTGATTTTCTAATCTGCAAATCTCACTTGTACGACTGTCTAATACCGCTACGATTTCGTAGTGGTCGCCACCCAACTCCTTGATAGCATCTAGTGTCGCAAGATTGTTGTAAAAGGTCGTCTCAGTCCTGACAAGCGTACCAGCTCGATGATAGGCAACTCCTGTACGTTCAGCAAGAGCTCTTGCCATTCTATCAATAGACCAGCCACCTGTTAGGCCTTTATTGATTGTATCGCTGATAGATTTATAAACAACTGCATCGTGTCCCCACACATTTGTTGAGAATGTTTTACCACTCCAGTTACTAGCCATCTTATGCTTAACTGCATCTACACCTAATATTGGTTTCTCGATGATTCCAAAATGAGCCAAGTTCTTAGCTTGATGGATTTTACCTTTGATGTAGACGTCACTCAGAGCCTCTGTGACCTTGTCATGTATGCCGTCTGGCTTTCCATATAGTTCAGCCGTCAGACGCTCAATTTCGGCAAGCAAAGCCTCCTTGCGACTAATACGATGGCGATAGCTCAAAGCGTCCAACAGTGGTGTCGGCGTATCAGGATTTAAGGCCATCTCACGGAATCTTTCAAGGGTTACATGCTTAAACTCTCTACGCTCTTTATCTGTAAGATATTGCTTGGCCTCCGCATGAGTCATCTTGTTATCAACTGCATACCTGGCATAGAACTTCTCAATCTCAGAAACCAGCTGGTGTTTATAATCTGCTAAGGATTGACCAATCTGGGCCATATACCTATCAGCAACTATCTGAGCGTTTTGTTCTTGTTGTAAAGCACGCTCAGTCCAGTACTCATCTATCTTTTTCTTGTTCTCGGTCGTCATGATCTTCATCTACCTTTTTGAAATTGGTCTGAGAGTATGGATCTTGTCCTTGTTCCTGTTGTTCTTTCAATCGTTTCTCAACCTCTGGTTGATACCATGGATGTTGTTCACGAATGCTTAGGTCGTCTAAGATGCCAATTGAGTTTACACAATCTTGAATAGCTTCAGACTCATTTGAAATGATGTCACGGTTAAAGACATAAGTAAATTTAGATGAATCAAACGCTACTCCTTTGTTAGCTGCATACTGTTCTACAAACCAAAGAAATTGCTTGATACCTTTTTGAAACTCGTTTTCTAGCTCATTACAGTCCAAATCAAGGTCTGTATAGCGCCATTTAAGAGCTTGGCCACTTGCATTGCCTAGATTATCATCTTGGGTATCAATGGCTCTTGCAGCCTCATACAAGAACTTACGAGAGCGTTCAATATCTGTTTCAACTCCGCTAGTATCATTGTCTGCTTGTAGGGTATCTACACCACCATCACTAGAAACTTTGATAGAGCGGAACTTATTCAGATTATTCATGAACTCGCCCAGGTCTGCGCCTTGATAGTTTTTCAAAACATAAATCAACTTCGGCATATCTGCCAACATATCAGCGTTAGTAGACATTTGAAGTTGAATATTATCAATCAAAGACTTAGTTTGAACTAAAAGACCGTCCTCATACTCGTTGTAGCGGAATGGAATCAGAGGGACTTTCTCCCAAGTATAAGAGATTCGTGTACCGTCTGCGTTGACATAATAAAAATTTCCCTTGGTTTCTTTAGATAGCGGATTGAGTTCGAGGTGTGAACCTGTCCAGATATAATCTGTAATTCCTTGTTCATCGTAGTATTCTACAAAGGTTTTAGTCTTCTTTACACCGCTTTCGTAGACCGCTTGATTATAGACACGCACAAAGGCTGATAATTCCAAATGACGCTCGTCTTTCCAAAAAGGGATAATCTGTTCACTCGGGATTTTAAACAAGCGTAGACGGCCGTTCTCGTCGTAATAAGGCAAGCCATAAGCTATCCCTTTCATCACTGCTTCTTTGCCAAGCGACTTAATCGTAGATAAAAGGTCCTCGTCAAACACGCTATCTAAAAAGTCTTGTGATTTTTCTCCTTCAAGCGAGATTGTTGGTTTTTTAGAAAATAAGTAACCAACCTTCTGGTCTACCAACTTCTTAAACAAACCCAATTCAATCCTTGAGTTCGTTCGCCAGTCAACATCAACCTTCTTATTTCGAATAGCCGTGCGATTTCGATAGTAGTTGTAAGCCTCTTTCATCGTGCTTACTTTCTCAGATGCCTGATGTTCTCTTATCTCAATCTCTAGTATTTCATTTTGGGTTGTATTCTTAATCAACAACCGCCTGATTAACCATTTAAACCAATTACTCAACATTTCTCCTTCTCCTACCAGAATGATATTCCTGGCTGTCTCATATCGTCTTCAAACGCATATCTAGTAGCGTCGATTGTGTGGTCATTTACTTCTTCTAGTTTAGGTTTGGGATTTCCATCACGGTCAACTGCATAGTCGGCACTTTCGAACTCTCTTGCGATATTCGGTGTGCGTTCTGGATCTATCACAATCGCATCCAAATCATCTAACCAGCGTTCTCCATACTCACGGCTATCAGGACCTTTCTTAGCGCCTTGAACAAGCGGAATATTCAACTGCAGTTTTAACTCATCAATCGACTTAGGTTCTGCGCTATCACAGGTTATCATCTGAGATTGATAACCTTTCTCACGGATTCTTTCAGCCAATTCACGGTTGCTAATCTTCACGCCATAAATCTCATCAATAGCATAGATAACACGTTTCTTCTTGTCGTAATGCCATCTTACAAAGGCCAGAGGGTCATTAGCATATCCAAAGTCGTTACCTTGCCGAATGTTATCGAACCTTGCTATCTCCTCGTCTGTAATCTTGCGGAATACCAGATTTTCAAATGGTGCTACACCCGAACCGATAGCCTCGCCCAGATACTCCCAACGATAACGCTTCTCTGAACGTTCTCTCGTGGCCTCTGCTTCTTCTATGAATGCTTGGGATATATATGGGTTATCTAAGTAAGTCGAATGGTGTACGTGGGTGTTAGGAGGCTGTATGACACTCTCATACTTCTTATTCACCCAAGACTGTTTTCTTTTTGGAGGATTGTAAGAGTAAAAGAATTTATAAAAAAGACCATCATCCAATTCTCCACGTAGAAGGGAGTTGGTGATTGTCTTTACTTCATCTTCAGTTTTAAACTCAGCAAGCTCCTCAATCCATCCTATCGCAAACGGAAAACGACTGTCTTTTAAGGATTTAATACGTTCTGGATCTTGTGCGCCACGGAAGATAATATAATTTCCTCTTGGGATATAGGTTATCTTCAAAGGGGACTTATTAATCTTAAATAAATGACTAACCCCTTGCTCACTAATCGCCCATTTCAATTGCTCATAGACTGATTGTTCTAGGGTATTATCTGTCTTACGAATACATACCGCGTTGACTGGATAGCGCATAATCAGTTGAATGATAGTGTGTCCGAGGTCGCTTGACTTACCAGAACCACGCCCTCCCTTTTCAACCACATGTAAGATTTTAGGGTCGAATGCTGCACGCCACATAGAGTAAAAAGCCTTTGGGATAAACTCACTCATTCTACGCTTCATCGCTAACTCCTATATCATCAATGAATTGAACAGCCGAAGACATCTCGATTTCTTTTCTCTCTAAATATGCTCCATTCACTTTGAATATATGATCTAGGGAACGTTGTCTTTCTTCAATCGTCGGAGTAAATTCATAAGTCGTTTCCGATACCTCCACGCCTTCAGCAGTCTTTACAGTTTTTTTAGAATACCCTTGTTGAGTTTCTCCTCTAGCAATACTAGCAGAGATCGCCAAGGCTTCTGCGATTGACATCGAACGTTCGTCAAAAAGTTCTTCAGTACGTTTTTTAATGTATTCAGAAATCTCAACATTTTTCAACAATCTTTGCCCTATGCTATATGCCGTTTTCTCTGAGTAACCCACCTTAATAGCGGATTGTGTTGCGTTTCTACTGATGATGTACTCATCTGCGAATCGTCTTTGTCTTTCATTCAATTTTCCATCACCACCTTTTTAATAATTAAAAAAAGCCACTCGATGAGTGACTTAATGCAAGGCGACTACTACCTTGCGTGTTAATTAGAAATCAATTTGAAGTTTTCCTTTTTTTATTTTTTGTAGTCATTTAAAACCTCTGAGGGAATCAAACCCTCTAGCTTATAACTTACCTAGGATATAAGTAGCTACGCAATCATGCAAGGTCTAGTCGCTCCGCAACCATTTGTAAGTTAATGGGTGATATATTGACGCTCACCCCTTAATTCTTGATACTACCATTTTAACAGATTTTTAGAACCGCGCCGTCCCAAATAGTCCCATTTTGAACTTATGACATCAGATAACTTCTTCTAGGGCTAAAATTGCCTCATTCTTTAATCTGTAATAGGTTGTACGGCTCATTTTCAAGTCATAACAAATACTATCAGCTGTACCTTTATTGATATAAGTCATTCTCAGGATTGTTCTGTGCTTAGGATTTGTCAGCTTGTTAATCATCCGCCCTAATTCCATTTTACGATTGATAACAACATTAGTGTCCTTCTCGATTTCATCCTTCATCGTGATCAACTGAGCATATACATCATCAATCTTTCTTGTCTGCCCACCTTTTACTTTAGCTTCGGCCCACTTTGGACTTGAGAGCAGGCCAGCCTCAAGTTCGTTGATTTCGTCAATACGACTTTGGATATCCATGTCAAGGTTCTGCAATTCGCTTAAAAGCTCTTTAGCCTTCACTCTCTATCTCCTTTTATGATATAATAATAGTGTGTTAATTATAGCTGAGGCAGAGAGTGTCTTGGCTTTTTTTAATGCCATTATCATCTATGTTCTACAATGGTTTTTCCTCAATTGTGCCTGCTCGTTCTCTATCTCCTCAATAAGCCATTCAAGGTTCTTACGTGCCTTTTTCAAATCCTCAAGACCGTTTTTCTTCTGAAATCGCAGTTGATACTTCAAGGCATTTCCGAGATAAAAACCCTTTAATTGTTCTGGTGTCATGAAGTTTCTTAAAGCATCGATAGACTCCATACCGTATCTACCTTGATAGTGGCTTGGTTTATTTACGTTATCAATTATTTCTGGGTTCATTTGATAGCCTCCAAAAGTTCTGGATTCTCGTAGATGTTGCCGATGATTTCGAGGATATCAGCAATCTCTTTAGCATCCTCTTCAAATTCTTCTAAAACTGCACTATCTGCAATAAATTCAACCTTGCCTTTTTGTTCTACGTAAAAGCCTAGCGTGTTATGTCTCTTCATACACATAACATCTTTACCATTTGTAATAATATCCCCCTCAAAGATTTCCTTGTTATTTCTGTCAAAAAGACCTGTTGATTGCATGATGACTAGATTGTCAACGAAAACATAATCTGGACTAACAAAGACAGAGGATTGATCAACTACTACAACTTGTCCGCTTTCTGTTATTGCGAAAGTATCTTTAAATATCTCTTTATTTGTGGTATCCCACGCTCTAAATTTTGGTACCATACCAAATCCTCCTTTTCATCTTCTAAAGTAATTTTATTTGTTTTTCATAGTCATTGAGTCTCTGTTGAGCAAGGTTGAAGATGTCTTTGTCAAGCTCACAACCAACATATTCAAAACCTAACTCCTGACAAGCAATCAAGCTACTTGCTGAACCGACATGAGTATCAAGAATCTTATCTCCGGCTTTTGCGTAGTTTTGCAGCAACCAGAAATAAAGATTGATGGGTTTTTGGGTTGGATGAATTCTAACCTCATTCAAAGCCTTGTTTCCTTGCTGGATATGACCTTCGGATATTGACTTTCCTTGCATCATGCCATTCCACATATAGCGAAATAGTCGCGTGCTATCATGCAAACTGCAGTATGCTAGCTCGCAATCTGAGAAACTTGACTGGCCATTAACTTTATCCCAAACGATACGGCCAGAACCAAAAGAATAGTTGAAGTAGTTCACACCCCAAATGATTTGATTTTTTGAAACTCTAAATAACTCATCAAAATAATCTCTATTTGGAATTTTCCACTCTGATGTTTTACCATAAAGTCTATTGACACCAATCGGACTGATTTTGTTCCCATAAAATTTTCTTTGTTCTGGACCAGAAAAATATGGTGGATCTACAATAGCTAAATCAAAATAGTTATCAGGATATCTTTTCATGACATCCATACAATCTTCGTTGAGAAATAATTTCAAGTTCTCACCTCATCCATCTTAACTTTATACATTCGATTCCCTCGATACTTGCTTTCTAGCTGAGCCTTGCATTTGGTAGCATCACCCACTTTCTTAAAGAAGTGAGTTTCGTCTACCATGTTGTCAAAAAATAATGTTACTGTGTATGACATTTCTTCTCCTATACTTATTAAAAAATATTTTTATTTCGTGAATACTTTTTACACGGTTACAGGTTACATCACTTTTCAAAAAACATATTTTATAAAAAACAAGAATGCTGTTATATCAACGTTTATAGCACTTGCTATTTTTACTTATTAAATATTTTATATAAATGATGTAACCTTACTAATATACACCCTAAAACATCAGTAGTATCAACGGTTTAGGAGGGTTACATCACTTTTTTTAAAATTTTATCAAAAACAGCACTCAAACCATTGATATAACTGACTTTTCTTGCGGTTACATCAATGATGTAACCTGATGTAACCGAAGCACGATTTTTGACCATTTTTTGCCTAAAAGGTTACATCATTTTCACTAAGGTTACATCACTTCTGTTTGTATATTTTTTCTAAAATATGCACGTAGTGTCTTCCCTTTAACCTTCTTTATTTTGTATTCCCAATCCTGATTATTGTCCATAATCAACTTGATCTTCCTAGCAATCTTTTCACCTCTCGCGCTATCGATATCAAAGACATTCTTTAATATCTGTTTGGCAGACACACTCGATTGAAGCTTCACACCTTCATATATCAGGCCGGACTCATTGCGATAGCTACCGTCATTAAAGTAGCACCAGGTGTATTGATATTGCTGAGAAACTGAAAAGTCTTCCCACTCTTCTGGAACAAGCATTTCAAGATAATCATAGACCTGTGATTCTGCCTCATCTTTATAAGTGAATCGCTCCTTATAGACCGCAAGCTCATTTTCGAACTCATCATCAAAGGTAAGCATAAATCCTTTTTTGTAGATAGCCACTGCTTCACCCCAAAGCTGGAGCACATCATTCTCTGTCATATCAAAAGGTTTTACAAACTGCTGGCCTGCATCCACCAGAACAGGCAGAAAGCGCCGCTCACCAGTTTTGTCACCCAGGTATTCGATTTTATTACTAGTTCTAGCAATAACAAAGTTTTTCGGAAATTTCTCAGATCTGCGACCATAGGACCGACGGAAGGAAAGTTCCGTCTTGGTCACAAAAGCCTTGAGTTCGTCAAAAGTAGTCTTTCTGGAAGCGACCATCTCGTCGTCATTGACGATCAGCGATTTCAGCATAATCTCATAGTTATCTTTGTCCATAAAATCCTTAGCTGAATCTGTATACCAATCGACGGCTATTTTTTGCAAGAAAGTGGTCTTACCAGCACCTTGGCCACCGACAAGATCCAGTGTGTAGTCAAATTTAACCCATGGATTAAAAACCTTAGAGACTGCCCCAACAAAGAACATTACAGCTATTCTCTGGACATAGATACTGTCCTCAGCACCCAACCAAGTTTGAAATACCTGGGCAAGTCGTTCTTTATGATCCCATGACTCATAAGCATTTTCCATATATTCTTTAACCGGATTGTAGGTCTTTTCTGCAAAAAATGCTTCAATACCATCCCTTAATGCTCCAGCCTTGAAAACTGTCTTGAAGTGATTCTCCAAATATACGCTTAGGTAGGATTCAAAGGCTGAAGGTAGCTGCCCCTTCCTCAACTGGATAGCATCCAGTTTTACGTCCTCCACGATTTCGTGTTCACCAGTAAATTCATTGTGTCTGAGAAAGTCGTTGAGCTTGTTATCGCTCTTCATTGCAAGAAGAACATTTCTGGGACTGTCAGCCACAATCGATTCAATCTCAATCTGTTCACCTTCTTCGTTTAAGATTTTTTTCTTTCTGCGCGAAAATTGCTTGATTGAAATATTCGTAACATCACCTATTATGGCCACCCCCCCTCATGTGTTTCTTGATCATCGATTCGACAGTCCTACTTAATTCTTTGTGACTAAGAGGCTCTACCGAATTGTTATTGGCTGTTTCTGCTAGTTGCAGTATACAGTTCGGTTCTACTGATCTGCTCAAGAGCCCCCCTACAAATTTTGCAAGAGTGTCATTTCTGCTACCTTCATCACCAAACCCTAGGACAACCATTTCAAATAATTCGGTTGTTCTGTTTCGTTTGCCAGCACCTTTGCTGATTTGATAGTAGATATTATCCAGATCGCTACCAGAGTTCTTTTTGTTGTATTCCTTCTTAATGGCCATAACAAGAGATCGACTAGCAGTGACCATAGTGCCACCCTCTTTAGATTTTTCTAAGTCCCAGGCATATTCTCCTTTTGGGGTCTTAGATGGAGCAACTAAAACATAGTTATTTGGATGCGCCTTGATGTCGACGCCAGGTAGAAAGCCTATCATTTGAGTCATGGTCACGTCTGGATGCTTAAAGTAAAAGATATGTTTTCCACCACTTGCAGTTCTTGCCTGCAGCGTTGGAGTTATCAAATTCAGATGCTCCCAATTTGCCAAGCTCTCGTATCCGTTATGCTTACCGTGTAAGTCAATATCGATTACGAAGAATTTGTCAGTCCGGACAGCAATGTTGCTATCCGGATACTGACTCCAAAAATCCTCAATTTCTTGCGCAGTCATAGCTGGTTTATCAGCAAATTTGATCATCGGTTGCTTATTTGAAGGACTAATAGGAATAACCGAAAATCCTTTTTTTTGATAAGCCAAGGCATGTTCTTTCATTCCCATTTAGTAACTCCTTAGAATGGTAAATCGTCGTCTTGAATATCCATCGGGTTGTCATTCCCAAATGTATCATTCGAACTTTGTTGATTACGACTTTCCAACATTTGGAAATTCTCAGCCACGACTTCTGTCACGTAGACACGTTGTCCTTGCTGGTTATCGTAACTACGAGTCTGAATACGGCCTGTCACCCCGATAAGTGAGCCTTTTTTAGCCCAGTTTGCAAGATTTTCGGCTTGTTGGCGCCACATAACGCAGTTGATAAAGTCAGCCTCGCGTTCGCCATTTTGACTCTTGAATGTACGGTTTACTGCAAGAGTAAAAGTCGCAACTGCTACATTTTGCGGTGTATAGCGGAGTTCAGCATCACGGGTCATGCGCCCTACAAGTACAGCATTGTTAATCATTATTTTATTACCTCCAAAATTCTACTGAACGTACTCTCATGAAATGAGTATAATCCAGGGTTATTTCTCTTCAAAGGCTTGATAATTTTAGTAACAATTTCTTTTAAGGACATATCTGAAATTTCAAGCCAAAAGAAATCGTTCTTAGTGTAGTTGTAAACACAATCAATTTCTCCGTGCTTATAACATACACCCCAAATCTCACCTTGATGCTGATAAACTAGGATCTTATCATAATAATCAATCTGTAATTCAATCGGACGTTTGCGCCCCAGTTCCGTATATCCCATTACTCAATACCTCTTGCTTTCTTAGCATCTGCTATAATCTTCTGAGCTTCCTTCAATCGATCAGCTGGAATGCTTTCAGGTTTGTCAACACCCATTTTATTGATGAACCATTTTCCAATTGTTGCAGCAGGACTCCCTGTAGCCTCAGCCATATTTTTGAGTTCTGTCCGAATGGCTTTAGCCTGTGCTCCTGTAATTGTTTTGGCTCCGTTACTTTTAGCTGGAGCATTAGCCGGTTGCTTTTGCTGGCTATTTGTTTTTTGAGCTGGTTTTTGCGACGTACGGCCTGCTTGGCTATTCTGATTATGATATTCATCCGTATCAGGATCCTTGTTGTCATCAATCATAAAGAGTCCGTTTAGCGCGTACTTACGTGCATAGCTGGATGCAGCACCTGTAACTTGACTACCATCCATCCCTTTTTTGCTATCATCTTCTCTAGCATAGGCTGTAGTCCCAATAGTTTCACCAACCGCATAAAGAGTCGCAGTTGCTTCAACATAGTACCTGTCACCGATTTGTACAATTCCATCTTGCAAAATCAATACTGCATCGTGTTCCTGTAAGATTGGCTTCAGCGCTTCTAGGATGTCCTCAGCGCTTCGATAGCTATACTTCCCAAAACTGTTATACTGGCCTTTCGGAGCAACCAAACTCTGCTGGATGCTCTGTAAAGTGACAAAGATTGGGGATTGTTGTTTTGTTACCATAAATCCCCCTCTTATAAACTTCTCAATAGATCAAACAAACCAATATTTTTATTCTCGCGCTCGATTTTTTGAACATCGCCACCATTTGGATAAGTTAGATCAAATGTAGCCTTAACCCGAATAATCTCCATTCCGTGTACTTTAGCCAATGCTTTTAGCGCTGTTTTCTGTTCAAGATAACAATCATATGGCATTGTAAGAGCACCTCGAATATCATCCACAAAACCGGCCTGAGTAGCTAATGAAGAACGCTTGTTCTTGAGTTCATTTAAAAAATGTCCGCTTTGTTTGTCACGCATTACAATATAATCACTTGAAAGTTTCATTTTGATTCTCCTTAAAAATAAAATTCAATGACACGCACGTCATGCTGTTGACGGCTGCCTGTTACTCGCCACAGAAGCTGGCGATAATCGTCATAATCACCGTCAGACGGACTGACAGGATCTAAAATTACAATAGTCTTAAATTTATGTTGTAGACCATCCACACCCACACCCAACACCTGGCTCGTGGCTACAACGTTTGTCTGTTCAAGAGAGTCCTTCTTATCTCCTGTCCAAATACCAATTTCTGGATGACGTTCTCGAATGACCTCTACAATCTGCTTAGATTTGCTGACTATCAACATTTCTGTCTTACTAGCCAGCAGAAGATCCAATTGAAGTAGCATTGGAGTATCTGCATTAACAGCCTTCAACTTTGGGAAGTCAACCTCAAATCCTGTCTGGATTAAATATCGTTCAAAAGTCTTTCGACCAAATGTTTGTTTGGCCATGGCATATTTACCATTTTTCCCAACGATGTTCAATTTTCTAAATTGATCTAATTCCTCCGGATTTGCTGTTAGACACCAGATAGGTTCAAAGACAACTTCAAATCCGTTGTTTTCTTCGGCCTCCTCAATATCTTCTACTTCTTCCCAGCGGAAGAAGTTGGGCAGATTACTTACATAGTTTTCATAATCTCGAAAGTCATCCCATTCTTGCTTAGAATAGCTGAATTTGGAATACTTCATCTTGCCGTGGGCTAGTTGCCAGTTTTCCCTTTGATTAGGATCAGCCATACCAAAAAATGTTTTTTCTAGAGGGTAAAAATTTTGCCCCTTCTTCCTGATCGGGGTTGCAGATAGTCCAACTGTATAGCCACGTTTGACCTTGCGATAGGCCTTCACGTTGGCATCGCTAGACATATTCTGCCACTCGTCAATAATGAACACATCGCACTCAATAGACTCACCGCTTGCAAGTCTGTTCTGCAATCTGCGGTCCGTCATGGTTTCTAATTCAAAATCAGTATTATAGCCTAAATTTTTATAGGTACTACTCCAGCCATTCAGAATGGCCAACCGATTATTGATTACTAGGACTTTTTTAGCCCCCTTGTGCTTCGCTATTTCAAAAGCACAGATTGTTTTACCACGTCCACCGTATGCCTCAAGGAAAATCCCAGGACAATTACGGTCACTTCTTTTGACTGCTTCAGCTTGCCATTTGCGTAATTCGATCGCCAATGTCCACAATCACCTCCTCAATATCGTTCCTCTGGGCATAGAAGAGCCCAAGTCTTGCGGCTGCCCTCACATCGTTGTGGTGACTCTTTTCAAAGGACCATAGTCCAAGAGCTTTCAGCAAGTCATTTGGTATATCTGTCTGATAACCTGCGTTACGTTGCAAAACTAAGTCCGGATAACATAGTTCGATAGCTGCAATGGTCTCAACTACTGAGTTGTCCCTGGAATAATCATTATCCCTAACCTCAAATTTTTCAACGACCACTATATCAAACTCAAGACTGCGACCAATCTCTTTAAACCAGGCTTTAAAGTTTTGAGCACCATAAGGGACTACCCAATAGTCAACAAGTTTTGCATTATCCAACAAGACAATCCCTGTTGTTGAGGTTTCAATTTTATTACTGCTTGGGTCAATAGATAAAATTTTCATCAAACACCAACTTTCTCAGTCAGCACTCCTGGATAAAGGGCAGTGTTAAACCAATTTTGTTTATTTACCTTTGCAAAGGCAAATAGCGATTTAACTTCTTTTGCTTGCTTCTCAAATTTTCGAATATCTTCTTCCGATTCAAAGATAGGTTTTTCTTTGTATTTAGCGACTGTGACCAGCTTGTACTCTGGAGTAAACACCGGCTTTTCATTTCCCTGATCAAGATTCGTTTCGTCTACTTTCACAAAACGAATCGCAACATCGAATAGAAATCCTTCTGTAACAAGCACTTCAATTGATTCTGGTCCAATCACAACTGCTAGTGAATCCGTTACTCGTGTTTTATTCATCAATTCCATTACTTAATCACCAACTTTTCTGTCCGGACAAGTTCCGCACCTTTGACTTTCTTGCCAGATTTAAGCAACTCTTTGAGTGTTTTTTTGTCTGGCGCAAGCGTCACTTTTTTTGTAAAATATTTTTTCGGAAGGTCATCTTCGTTGACCTTGACTGATTCTGGATTCTTAGCAATTTTTATAATCAGGGCACCACTCTTGACTTCGGTTTGACCTGTGACATTCATAGCTGTCATAATGTTATCTTTAACATAATCCAGCTTTTTCTGTGCCGCCTGTTTCTTGGCTTTGAAGCTCTCTTCCTCAGCCTTGTACATGACCACGTCGGCTTCTAGATTCTTGATAACATGGGCATATCCTTCGGCTTTCTGTTCGAATTGTTCTTGCCAATCGATGGCCTCAAGCGTGTCTGCTTTTGTTTCATCATCAATATCCATTTGATAAATTGTCAGGAACTGACCTGTTAGTTCATATAAACTAGCCATTTTTTTCTACCTCTCTGATTTTGTTTGATAGTTTTGTTAGTCCAATCCCCGATTTAGTTAAATCAGCGTCGGACGTGAATAGATGATTTTGATTCATTCTAGCGATTTCGTTTTTAGATAAACAAGCTAGGTTTGAAATGTCATAGTTTGTTTTATCTCCGTCTAGGAAAACGATTGAGTAACCTTTTGGTATCGGGCCATGATGTTCCTCCCAAACCTTGCGGTGTTTCAAAACCCATCGATTAGGTTCTCCGATTTTTTCTTTCGGATAGCCGTCTGTTGTATAGTTGATAGTTCCTACAGGTACATAATTCGGAGGTCGATTACCTTTTTTGAACTGCCCGCTATTTTTTGGCATATTGGGGTATTTCTTCCCCTTATTGTGGGGAGTCTGACCTTTCTCGAATCTTCCCGTCAAACCACTGTGTAGATTATTATTTCTCCGATAACTCTTAATCTGTTTCTCAGTTAGTGATAAGCCAAATTTTTGGTTCATTTCATTTGCGACATCACGAGAAATCTTATTTTTTTGAATTGACACAAGATAATCATGTTGCTCCCTCGTCAGCAATCGACCTTGATAGATTTTCCCAACTGGTAATCCAAGGCGTTTGCGTACGCCGCCTATTTGAGTCTTGGTATAGTTTGTCCCAAATTTCTCATTTAGTAACCTGGTTACTTCGGGAGTTAATCGACCATGGCAAATTTCATGCATGTACTCCGTGTACTCATCCTTCCAGCAAAGCGATCGGGGCATTGACTTCACCTACCTTGTCTTTGAATTTTTCAGCATCTAGCGCCAACTGGCCAGCTTGTAGGATTTGACTCGAGATTGCGACCATCTGTTTTGATCGTTGAAGCTCGGTCTTTAATTCATCAGCAGTAAGATCCCTATCATCCAATGTTTCTAGTTGGCCAAAGAGAGTATTAGTTAAATCTGTCAATTTATTTCGGACCATTTCAAACTCCTTCTTCTACACCTTTTGCAAGTCCTTCCGGAGGTTGCACATCATAAGTAAATTGCTTATCTGATTTCTCCAGGTTCATACGTGCAACATTGTTAGCTATTTGCTGACGCTCTTTTTGCTTCATTTCAGCGTGGTCATCCAGCGTATTTACTAGCGACCATATACCGATTCCTACGATTGTTACCAGGTAAATGTATTCCATCATTTTACATTCTCCTTTTCCTTGTAGATTGCTACGATTTTTTCAAGATCAGCAATACGCTGATTGGCATTTTGAAGTTTTTCTTGTGTTTCAATCAGTGATTGATTGAGGTCCAGAGCGACCACTCTCCAGTCCAAATTGGTTTCTTCGACCTCTTCCGAAAAGTAGTTTTTAATTCTTGTTAGTAGGTTCATCCGACTGACCTCATTTTCTTGCTTTTCACCATTTCTTTTTTCCAATCTCGACTGCCTCTGTATTGCAGGTAGGCATCAAAACCTTTAATCGTGACAAGTTGGCCATCATTCCTAAGATGATTCTGTTGGCTAGGTAGCTTCTTCATCTCGCGTCTCATGTCTCCCGCTTGTCGCTTTGAGCATCCAAAGATGTGTTCTAATTCTTCATCATTAGCAGAGACTTTTTCAATGATCACATCTTTAATTCTTACAATTTCAACTGCTTCCATTTTTGCTCCTTTCGTGATATAATTCAGTTAGTTATTTTGATATGCGCCTGACTTCTGTTAGGTGCTTTTTTGTGCTACTCAATCCCATAATCTTCAATAACCTGAAGAATGAAACTGTTCGCTCGTGGACCTTTTGTCGTCCCACTTAGAATGTTTGTTACTTCCTGTCGCTTAAAGCCGTAAGCAACCGCTAGAGTTGTCTTTTTAATGCCTTTCTCTTTTAAGAAAGCATTAACCTTTTCACGACCGTTTGCGATATCTGGCATATGCGTTCCTCCTTTTTACACTTTATGTAAATAAGAAACAACTAAATTTTTAACTATTTTTCTGCATTACACTTGACAACTCACACCAAATTGGCTAAAATGAAAGCATAATAAAAACAATGATAAATCTATAAATACCGTTCGCCAAAACATTTTTTATAGTTTATTTTCTTAGTTGTTTTTTTAGTTATTTCTTACTTACAAAAAACATTTTACACCATTTGGGATAATTAGTCAATCTTTTTACACCAAATTTGTTAAATTTTTTTTGTAATGTCTTAGAGAGGTTGATTTAACAATGTTTGAGACATTTGAAAAAATTAAAGAATTAGCAAAAAAGCGTGGAAAAGCTCTTGGGCAAGTCGAAGAAGACTTGGGTTATGGCAGAAATACACTGTATAAGATAAAAAACTCTACGCCAAATGCTGAGCGTATCGCAGAAATTGCTAACTACTTCAACGTATCCACCGATTATTTACTCGGACGGACAGATAATCCTGCTATTGCAAAGGATGACAAGGAAAATGCATATCTTGGTCCAGCTGAGACTGAACTTGTCGCAGCGTTCAGAAATCAGACCCAGAACATGACCGAGGAAGAAAAGGTTCGTTTTAATAAGGCGATTGAAAGCTTGATGGTAACTGCTAAAACCCTGATGGACGATGACAGTAAGTGGAGGTAATTATGGCTAGAGAAATTATTTCCCGTAGACAGTACATCCAACACTGGGATTACGCCGTCCCGGTGATCGAAGCAGTTTCTCGACAGAATAATATTCCACTTGAACAAGTTACTTTTCAGCACATTATCCGTTACTTTGAACAGACTTACAACCTTCATTTTATCTTCTTTGAAAAGGACCCGTTTCCTATGCTTCCTTCAGCCGGTCTACTTGGATCTGAATACATTAGATATCGAGGGCTTGTCAATCATCCAGATGTTACCTACTTGGATGATATCATCTGTAAACACAATGACGGCTTTACCATTTATAGCAAAGAAAAAGAAAAGTACCTTGTTTATATCAATCAAACACATATCAAAAGACGGGTTATCTTTACCATTTTGCATGAATTAGCCCATATTGCAGCCCATTTTAGCACGGGCCGTTCTGATGAGGTCGCCCTCGCTTGCGCTAACAACTATCAGAGCAATCCGCTAGAAATAGAGGCTAACACCATGGCCTCTCTCTTTTACATCAATAATGAGCGCATGGTCTGGCACCTCAAAAACAAGCACTCATACGAGCAAATTAAACAAGCAAATACAATCAGCGATAACGCCCTTTTTAATCGATTAGTTGATTTTGTTCATTATCGGATATTGAGCTATGATGAATATTTGTTGGACGATCAACAGCAACGACGAGTAGCTATTGACCTCGTTACAAAATACAAACAAGGGAACAATATCTTACAACAATATTATGATATTGACGTGTAATGTTAAAAGCAGATGTGATAGCTGGTGCATTGTGGCAAGGTATTGAGAAAAATAAAAAACCATAACCTCGTCGGCCATGGATAAGAAAAAAAGAGTATAAAGGATTTTAAATAGTTATTATTTTGGAGGTTATTATGAAATTTTGTCCTGAATGTGGCAATCCAGTAGAGGGTTACAAGTTCTGTCCAAATTGCGGTTATTCTATCGCTAACCAAGAACCGACCGAACAACCTCAGCCGGTCAATAAACCGGCTTCTCCATCTCCTGCTCCACGAAGCAGAAAAACGGACAAAGTCGGACCACTTGAGATTGACAGACACCATCGAACTTATCGTATAAACGGAGCTCGGAAAGCAAAGGGATCTTCTGGTTTAATTGGTGGAGCGATTAAAGGTACTGCAAAAGCTACACTTGCGGTTAGTACAATGGGATTGTCTTTGATACCGTCCTTGGTCAAGAAAGATAAGAATGACACAGATTGGTATTCTTTCGAGGATTTAGTATCCTATGAATTGATTATCAATAATGAGACGGTTGTTTCTGGAGGGGTTGGTCAAGCTTTGGTTGCAGGCGCTATGTTTGGAGCGATTGGTGCTGTCGCAGGCGGTATCGTATCCAAACGAAAATCAACTTCTAAAATTTTGAACATGACAGTCCGTGTGACTTCAAATGACTTCAATAAACCAGTTGTATTCATTGACTTGATTAGAAAGCCAGTCAAGAACACTTCAAAAGAGTACAAGGAAGCAGTCGAAAACGCTCAGCGAATCATGGGAGCTTTGGACGTTATCGTTCATAATTCGTAAATAAAAAAATCCCCACACTCGCAAAGTTTAGCGACTCTGAGTGTGAGGAAATCATGTATAAGAAAAACCATTCAAAAGGGTATTTTCTTATACCCATTTTACCAAAAAGTGAGGTTAAAATCAATGTGGATGGAAGAATTGCCAAACGGCAAATATAAATTTTTTGAGCGATACAAAGATCCATATACTGAGAAATTAAAAAAAGTCTCAGTTACGATGGAAAAGAAAACACCTCAAGCAAGAAATCAAGCTATTTTACTCTTGCAGGAAAAGATAAATAAGAAACTAGAAGATAAAAATAAAAACGTATCTGATATAACATTCAAAGAGCTTTATGATGAGTTTGAGGAAAATTGGAAAAATGGAGTTAGAGAATCAACGATCTATGCAGCAAACCATGTAAAGAATGAAATATTTAATCAGATAGAGGGAGATTATCTAGTTAGAAACATTGACCGTAGATTACTGCAGAAAGTAATAGATCAACTGATTAAAGACGGACGCTCAAGGAATTATACCGCCAAAATAAAATTTAAACTCAATCAGATTATGAAGTACGCTCTTAGAATGAATTATATCAATAGCAATGAAATGCTTTTTGTCGAGCTCCCCCGTAAAATTACAACCTCCGACGACTTAAAAAAGAAAAGGACAAAATATCTGGATCAAAAAGAGTTCAACCTCTTTATTAAAACTTTACAAAAAGAGGCTTTGCGTGATTATCGTTTAAACAAGTATATCCGTATAGCTAAAGTCCTTTTTCTAACTGGTATGAGATATGGAGAGCTTGCTGCCTTGAGTTACAAACACGATATAGACTTTTCGAAAAAGACAATCCACATAAGGCATACATACGATTTTAGACTTAAAAAGAGAACTGCACCAAAGACTGCAAAATCAGATAGAATTATAACTGCCCCTCAAAAAGTGTTAGATATTATCAAAGAGCAAATTATAGAGAATACAAAAAACGGATTTGATACTGATTCTATTTTCATCAACACTCTAGGAGAGCCAATAACAAGTGCCAGAGTTATTATACCTTTAAAAAATCATGGTAAAAAGCTAGGTATTGACAAAAATATTACTACTCACATGTTCAGACATTCTCATATCTCTTTGCTTGCTGAATTAGGAATCCCGCTAACTGCTATCATGGATAGGGTAGGCCATTCAGATTCAAAGACAACGCTTGAAATTTATTCACACGTTACCCAGAAAATGGTAGCACATATATCTAGCAAGTTAGAAAAGATAAAACTATAAATTTTGCCCCTTTACTGCCCCTTTTCCCCTCGATAAGATAAACAAAAACCCTTTAAACCATTGATGTTAAAGGGTTTGTTTTATGCACGAAAAAAGAGCACACAACAACTTATGAAGATACGCTATGATACAATCATTTACAATATGCACTAAAATCAAGTAAAAATAATAATCATATACAAGATTCTTACGTGGACTAACGACATTTTACAGCATTTTTGCCCCTTTTTTGCCCCTTTTTGCAAACAAAAAAACCGCAAGCCTTAGCCTGCGGTTGGTGTAATCTAATTTGAAAGTCTTTCTGTTTTTATTTTTCTTCTTTTGGTTTATCAACGACGGTGATAAGCCCGTCTGGTTCGATTTTGAAGGCTGGGTCTGTGTGAAGTTCACCGTTTGCCTTCAGATAGTACCAACCGTCTCCCGATTTGATGAATTGTTTAGACAGCATATAACCATCTTTTTCTTCCATAAAATACCAGGTTTCGCGATATTTCACCCATCCAGTAGCCATGCGACCATCTGACTTGAAGAAATACCAGCGATGGTTGAGGAACATCCAGCCTGTGACCATTGCGCCACGTTTGTCAAGATAGAACCAATCTTTGCCATCATTGAACCAACGGTTGATTAGGCAGTATCCACGTTCATCGAAGTAGAACCACTCATTGTTGATTTTCTTCCAGCATTTTGTCGGATACGAGCCATCTGACTCCTCCCACCACCAGCCGGTTTCATTACGTTTCCAGCCAGCTTCAGATAGACCACCTTCAATATCTTTCTTGAATTGCTCACGGCTAATGCCCCATTTTGCCAAGTAAGGGTAGGGATCTACATGATCTGAGTAGTTTCGAGGTTGATTGTATGTACAATACTGATGTGTCTTGATTCCTGCTAGACTGTCAGAATCCAGTGTTTTCGGAATTCCTGCTTCATCGGCAAGGTTTCGCAAAAGCTCAACATAGAGCTTATAATCACGCATAAACTCTTCTTTTGTGCTATGACTTTCAATAAGCTCAACTTGGCCGTATCCTTCAACGTTCCAGCCACCTCCTACGTCGTAGGCCCCCATGTCTGTATACCAGGTCTGCATCACACGGCCGTTGCCGACAACGTGCGAGAAAAATCCTGAATCAACAGGACGACGCATATGATAGTCCGCTTCGTTTTGGGCAGTTGAATTTGGATTTCCTGTTGAGTGTGCATGAATTTGTCTGTATGGTTGCTCCCCCACTTGTGGTAAGTCAGTTCTTAGTCTACTTGTATCAATATCCATTATTATTCCCCTTTCCACGCATCATTCATCTGTTTGACTGCTGACTCAACGAATGTATCCAAGTCCTTATCAGTCATGCTGATATTGTACTTATTGAGTTCAGCACGGATTTTCGTACGGGCTTGTTCCAGCTTTTCCTCGCCCTTGAAGCCTGTCTCTTGAGCTACTTGCTCCACAGCGTTGACCGCGTTCTTAGCAAGGATTTCGACAATCTTGATGGTCTTTTCACCGCCTTTTTTAATCAAAAAATCCTTAATCGATTTGACCGCGATACCAGCCAAAACAGTCAAGATTCCAGTAGCTGAAGCGATAATGATTTCAGTAATTTGTTGCATGTGTTATTCTCCTTTTTCGATTTCTTCCATGCGGTCGTTCATGCGGACCATTTCTTTTTGAATATCTCCGACCGTGTGAGTGATTGTGGTTAATTCTGTAGTAGTTTTTTCCAGGTGAGTCATCAAACGCTCTTCTCGTCTGTTAGAGTCGGCCTTTGATTGCTCGTGCAAATCCATAATCTTCTTCTCTCGCTTGTCCGAGGTCTTGATAAGATATCGAATGATAATAAAGAAAAGTAAGATAAACAAAATCGCCCAAGCTACCTGACTTTGAGCGATTTTTTCAGCTTCTTCAATTGGCATATAACCTCCTTTTACTCAATACGTGGCATGACCACGGTCAGCACACCTTGCTGAAGCATCTCAGCAAGAGCCTGTTCTTTCCAAGTGTAGCCTTCTGTGGCTTGCATTTGGAACTTGAAAATAGTCTTGGTTCCTTTTGGCCATTTCGGATTGGTGTCAAACGGATATGGCATAGCGACGATATCGCCGTTTCCATACCGTGTACTTTTAACAAGCGGTTTGATGAACTCAGCCACTTTGTTGTAAGCATAAGTAGGCATACCCCCATTTTGAGAGATGGCTAGGGCGATGAGAACCTCAGTGATAGCTGAAACCGTGTCAAGGTTCTCCTTGTTTTCCACGGTCGCTTGCTCCATCTTTGCGGTCATCTCTTTGTTTTTCTGGATTTGTTCATCTACCTTATTGAACTTCTCGTTTTCGGCACGTTGTGGGAAATTCTCTTGATAAAGGGCCTCCAGAGCTAACTCAAAAAGCTCAGTATTGGACAAGCTGATTTTATCAGCCGGTAGCATGATAGGTACGATAGCACCATTTGAGTTGACAAGTGTGACCTTGGTAGCTGATGCTGTTCCACTTGCATCAAATTCCTGTGATTTTGAGCCATATTCTAGTTTCATATTTCCTCCTTAAATTTTGAATGATACGTTGTCAAAGTTGAGCCATGTAGCGTCAACGTTCCCCTTGACGACTACGTTACCTCCTGGATAAATCCCGACAACGGCAGGGCCATAGTCATTGTTTAAAGCGGTTTTGAATAGCGTTGTGGATGGTCTGAAATTTTCAGGCAAAGTAAAGATAATTGACTCACGGGTAGTCTTTCCGCCTTTACACGTCCCTTTTAAATACACAATCCCGTCGAACGTTTTTGAAAACTGCACTTTTTCATACTCAGGATGATGGTTCCATCCATTTTGTAAAATGGCATTTTGCCAAGGTGGGCTCTGAATGTCATCTTTGGTAGCAATCTCTTTCCATTGCGTTGGAGACCATTTATTGGCATTGTTATAGGTTCTAAAGAAAAACCTATTCGATGTTATCCCTGTAAAAAATTGCACGCCTTTCCAACTGTCAAGCCAATAGTTTTGAAATAGTCCCCAATCGTTGCCAGTAGGGTTATCTGCGTACTTTCCATTTCTCCAACCAAACTCAGTTCCTTGCTTACTCCAAATATCATCCCATTGAGCGCTACCTCTACTTAAGCCACCATAAGCATTAGTCAGCTGATACTGCTGAATTGGCTTGTTATTCGAGTAGATATCGCCTAGAACATCTAATGAGCCTGGTTTCCCAAATTCTGCAACCTTACCGATGCCTATACGTCCGTTCTTATCATAGGACATTACTACGCTTTCAGTTGCTACTGTTGTAGAAAATTCAACGTTTGTAAACTTGTCCTCAAGCTTACCAATAATCACAAAGGATTTATTCGATGGATAATTCCCCGCCATGTTAGCAGCTGAATTAGTCAATGTATGAACACTTGTAAAATTACCAGATGCACTCCCATTATCATCCGTGAAATTCTCATTACCTATCTGAGCAACTTTGAAAGTTAAGGACATTACATTCCTTTGCTTTCCTGACTGCATTATAGGGGCTATTCTGGCATTTCTTAACACTTGCAATGTATTTGGATTGCCTCTAGTTCTAAGTGCGGAGAAGCTAAAGGAGGGGGCATAATACTCAATAACGTTGATAGTAATATCTTTAGTATCTGATTGTTTACCCCGACTATCGACAACATAAGCTCGAATAGTAGCTAAACCGCTAAAGTTCATGATACCAAAACTACCACCGTTTTTAGTTACGACCATTTTTTTATTAACAATTTCAGCTCGATATCCTGTAATAGTAGATCCATAGGCGCCAGACGCATTGTTGAAGTTTACTTGGATATCTGAAATGATTTGTAAAAAGTCATTTCCACTCAAAAGCCGTCTTGCGACCGTATTCATATCAGTTAATGAAAGACCTGTGAAGGTAGGTTTTACACTGTCTGGGATTTTAAAGTGCCAGCCATTAGAGTACACATCGCTTCCAATTTGAGTAGACCCATTATATGTTCGAATACAGATGTCCATTAGTCCGGAACTAGATTTAGGTAAGTGTCGAGCAAGATCTAAAGACGGGGTAAAGGATACACTTGTCCCATGGTTCTTCCCTAGGTCAATCCATTCGCTTCCAAAAATTCTATACCAGACTTGATGAGTAAATGAGTTAACTTTTCGATTGAATATAACGGTATGAAGTGAGCCTAAATTTCGATTTCCTTCTAAGCTAGAAATTTGCGTAGACCTAGGAATTTTGTCGAATGTATAATTCGTCGAAATTGTAATGTTGCCATGAATTCCGTTGTTAGCGTCAAAAGATGCCCAGACAGACATAGTCTTTGTTCCGTCACTGTTGTGAGGAATAGTAGCTTCACCAGACGCGAGAGTCGTTTCTTGTCCCTCTGTCTCGAAACTTAAATTGCTCTTATATACACTTGAACCATTTAACCATACAGACAAAACACTTCCATTTTCTGCGTTCCAAGTTCGGTAACCTCCATCTCGGTCTACGGTAGCTCTCCAACTAACCTTAGAGGAGTTGTTAGCAATGTCCTGACTAACTTGTTCAATATAAATATTCAAGTGCAATGGACCACTAGAATTGATAAATTTAGTCATTTTCCTCTTTTTAACCTCCTACATATCGAACAACATTCACATCTTTGTCAAGATAATACTGTTCTGTTCTAAAGCGTCCAATTTGAATTGACGCGGTAAAAATACCGTTGTCAATATGAATCACCCCTTGGCTAATATACATTACTTCCTTACCTGCAGAAAACATGGAAATCCTATCATGACTGACTTTTATTGATGAGCTAGCATCGTTCTTTCCAATGATGAGCCCCTCATTTGAAGCACTCATATAGGTATCGATGAACTTTTTCATCTCTTTCAAGCCACCAAATTCTATTGATAAAAACTCAATTCTTCTGCCCGCTTCGATTAAATCAGATTCAGATTTTTTTTGGCTTTCTGCATTTGATTTTACAAAGGCATTATAGGCTTTTTCTAAATCACTGAACTGATCCATTGTTGCTTTAGCTTTTAGCTCAACGTCATGAAGTTGAGCTTTTTCAGCTAGCGCATTTAATTGCTCATTAGTCAATTTATGGTCAGCTTTAGAGTCAAGCTGTTTTTGAGTCTCTGACCAGTGAGGTTGCCAACTAGTAATAGGTATAGCTCCAACTGTTAAAACTGCCCAGTCAGCATTACCAATTCCTTCGAGTTCTACGGTGAAGAATGAAACAGTATCACCAGCGTTAAGATTTTTATTAGAGGTAAAAGTTGCAGTCCAAACATCCAACTCAAAGCTATATGTTAGGTTCTTCCACTGATAACTGTCACTAGAATTTTCTCGAAATCCGAAGTTCAAGGTACTATTATCACGTCTCCACCATTTCACGCTCAAAGTGTACTGTTTTCCAGCTTTTAAAGGCTCAGCTAATACGAAATCCTGCTGATGCTTATTTCTCCAACCAACACCAGAATTAAGCAGAATATTCCCACCTTGTTCTGTCGTCCCAAACAAGGCCGTCCACTTGTACTGTGCGGGATCTTGACTGTCAGCTGCGGTAAAGTCTGTTAGCGTACCTAGATAACGCTTATTCGTGCTATCTGTTGTACTAAAACCATCACGGCCATCAGCAGAGTTAGCCCATGCCCTGTGAAAATAAGGCGTACGTCCATCTGCCCCAGGCTTACCTGGAATACCTTGAGGTCCATCCTTTCCATTCTTTCCATCTGGACCTTTCCACTTATTCCAGCGGTAATCAGCAGGGTTTCTACTGTCAGTTGCATTAAAGTCAACATACACTCCCACATAGGCTTTGTCAGAATTTGTCTGGCTGAAACCACCACCTGTTACAGTGTCAGCGTAAGCCATGTGAGTGTATTGAGTCCGTCCATCTGAACCTTTAGGCCCTGGAATCCCTTGGTCACCCTTAGCACCTTGCAAGCCTTGTAGACCTTGTAAGCCACGGTCTCCTTGTGGCCCACGTTCTCCACGCTCACCTTTCTCCCCTCGGTCTCCTTTAGGACCTATTGCTCCCTGTGGTCCAGGGTCCCCTTTCGGGCCTCGCAACCCTTGGATACCAGGCACTCCCTGTTGCCCACGTTCCCCTTGAGGTCCAGGAGTCAGTTCAATTTTTTTTAGATCTTCTTTCGTCGCTACATCTTTAGAGTTTATTGTGAGCTTATCAATGTTCATCACAACTTTGCCGTCACGTACGGAAACAATCTCTTGCAAACCATTCATGATTCGCAAACGTGCTAAATCCAGATCTCCAGCAGTTATACTTTTGGCATTTAACGTAATGTAATTACCAATCGCTGCAGAGACTTTTTTTGCTAGCAATTCATCCGTGGTTATCGTATTGACAATTTCTCCGACATTAGCGCTGTCTGCCTTTTTAACCCATGAACCTTCTACATGTTCCCACATTTCAACATAGCCACCATTAGGTTTAAACCATATATCTCCATTTTTTGGTTTGGTAGGGCTTGATGTATCAAGGTACATACTACCTTGTTTAGTGATAAGTTCGTCCAAATACTCTATTTGACGTTGCATGGACCCCTTATATTTATAAGTACCTTGTGCAGCTCCAGCAGCATTTCCACTACTATGGGCAGATAAACCACCATCAAACGAAAGTTTGTAGGACAGCATTGGAATATCAAAATAGATATTTTCATCCCAGTGTACTGTAACCCAGTCACCGGATTCCATGGCCATATCACCACGCCAGGACAATGTATATGGATAAAAGTTAAAATCACGGTATTCATTGAAGACACGATCCAGAATTTCTTGTGTAACCCATGGATTTTTTAACTTCATGATATTACCTGTGGACAATCCTGATTTATACACAACCTTATCAGCAGACTTACACTCAATACCTTTCAACCTGTAAGGTATCTCGTCACGTTCTAATCCACTTGGCTTATACATATCTTTTGTGATATGTCTTGATGTTGTCTTTAGCTTGATAAAATCAAGCTTCCCATTACGATTAAATCTGACGAAACTTCCTGATAATTGCGCTAAATAAACTAACGCCTCACGATAGCTTGTTTTTTCTAGTTTCTTCGCAACTTGATCATTTACTAATTGGATATTAGTATCTGTCGTGATACCTGTCAATCTCACGATTTCTGATAAAATATCCCTTGTATAAGCTGGATAAGTAAGCTGACTATCATAAGCACCAGACAATCTAACAAACTCGTCCTGTAGCTTAATTTTGGTCTTTTTATCATTACGATCTAGCTTGACCTCGGTAACAAAAAACTTGCCAAGTGGGACGGTTTTACCCGCAATTGCTACCGACATTGTTGCCGGCATCATTTCTTGCAGACCTTCAATAATCTCTTTAATTTCAATTTCTAGACTATTGATGTACCCACCACCAATTGTAAAATCATTACTATTACCGATGGAACTGTCGTAAGTAGCTGATGCAATTTTGGTTTTTGTGTATCTCTTACCATTTAAGTCAAAGTTAGCCTCAAACACGCGCAGATGGTTCTCTATTGCTTTGATATAATCTGATGTTACTTCTAGCATAATTCCTCCTACTGCTCGATAATAGATACAGATAAGCCGTTGTAATAGGTCACACCGTCACTCAGACGCCCCATTACTGTCTCTGTGATAGTCCCGCGATAACCAGTGATAGACTGTCCTAAAATGTTTGCAGTAAAAAATCCGGCTACCAATTTAGACTTGATAAGATTTCTTTCTGCTTCTGTGATAATTCCCCATTTGATGGAGAATGTACGTTTTTCTGCAATGACGTCACCCGTCATCAATCCACTAGCACTACGACCCGTAGAAGATGACCAGATAATCTCATTATTGATGCTAATTTCAACTGGAGAAGCAAGAGCTACTCCACCTACTGATATTTCACTCATGCATACCTCCTAAATCATGAGGGGGGATTCCCCTGTTTTAATTGCAATTTCATTGATTTTATCTACAATCTTCTTGGTGATTTTATCACCATCAATTGTCAAATCAAGAGCACGAACCGCTTGTAACAACTGTGTCAGTAAGGCTAGAACTTCTGGTCCACCGCCATTATTTGACAATTCCGCTGCACGACGTGCCATTTCAAGCATTTTATTTTCTGGAGCAACAATCTCACCGTAATGCTTGTTGTCACCAATCATGGCAATTTGTGGTGTGTTGGCCTTAACAAAGCCACCTTGAGCGAGTCGAGGTAGTCCAATGTAACTAAAGCCACCAATATTTACACCAGGTAATTTATTAATCACGCTAATAGCGCCATTGAGTAAGCTGATACCACTATTGATTGTGCTTTCTACCGTGCCAAGCACCCCGTTAATAACGCTACGTACAGCACCGCCAATGGCACTTCCTACCATAGTTCCAACATGAGTAAACGTTGAGCGTATTTGCCCCCAAAGTCCGCTAAAGAAGCCGATAATACCCGAAAATGCATTCTTGACATTGTTATATGCTTCGCGGAATTTTGAAGAAAACCACCCTGGTATACTAGCAAGAGCAGATTGGACATTATTCCACTTCCCTGCAAACCAACTTGCAATAGGATTGAAGATACCTGTCAAACCTGTCCACGCGTTACGGAATTTGTCTTTGAACCAATCAGGAATAGAAGCAAGATTGCTTTTTAACTCATTGTAGCGTTGAGAAAACCAAGAACCAATACCGGTAAAGATAGCAACAATGGCATCCCAGGCTTGTTTAAACTTATCTTTGAACCATTGAACAACAGGTGCAAAAATGGTCTTAACAGATTCCCACCAACGTGTGAACTCTGCAATCATCGAATCGATGTCAATTCCAAGCGCGGCCAAGAGAGATTTGATAATACCGGAAAATAGATTTTTAATTCCGGTCCAAGCTAAATCCCAATCACCTGTAAAAACACCCGTTACAAAATCAATCAAACCAGATAGAGCTTGAGCAAGACCACTGATAATATCAGAGAGTGCCGCAATAGCATTGATCAACGTTGTACCGACAACTTCTACTAATCCACTAAGAATCTCCATGAATTTTTCGACATCTACATTCGAAACAAAGTCTTCCCAAGCAGCTTTGAAAAAATCAAAAAAACTACCTAAAAGCATAGAGAGACTATCGATAGCTGGTTTTACATGAGCGTCATAAACTTCCGAAAACTTTTCGCCTAATTTTGATAGAACTGGATTGAGGTAAGTATTCCACCCATCCAAAAAGCTTTTCATCAACTGACCAAAACCACTTGTCAAAGAGTCAATAAATGGTTTTGCTTTGTCATCGTACACACGTTTCAACGCATCACCAACATCATTTACCAGTGATTCTAAACTTTCAAAAACAGGAGCAATGCCATCTAATAATCCTGTCCAAGCTTTTACTAACTGTGGAACATTCGGGACTATTGCTTTTTCAATTCCTTTAGCAAAATCTCCTGCTATCTTACTGCCTAATTCGATTACTGTACTACCAGCACTTAAAAACGCAGATACAATGGCACTACCTATACGAACCGCACCAGAAGATGTGATGACATCGTAAAAACCATTTGAGAAAGCTTGAACGATATTACCAGCAACCTCAGCTACGTTTCCTATGTTGGTAAATAGAGACACAAGAGCACTCTTAATACGCTCTTTTTGGCGCTCTAAGCCGTTAGCTATGCTTTCGGCTATAAAGACTCCTATCCCGAGAGCGATAGTCCCTATCGAGCCAACAAACTGCCCTAGAGCATAAGCTATCTTATCAAGCATGGTTTGGAATGAAGCCACAACTTTTGGATCTGTAAATATCTCTTGTAGTAATTCACCGATTCGTTTTAAAGCACTCTGAAGGCGTTCAACACCATCGAATCTAAATGAAGCGTTGAAACCATTCTGGAACAATTTGACGAGTTCAAGCAATCGTTTAAACAATCCATCAAACAGACCGTCTAATTGATTCCCACCTTCAGCAATTTTCCCCATATCGACTTCAGCGCCTTTAGGTGTTCCACCACCTCCGCCGCCTGAACCACCAGGACTGCCTCCGGAATCTCCACCACCATCTCCGCTATCGGATGAGTCAGATAGTTTATTGATTTGGTCAAATCCCATGAGAGATTTCATTTCTTGGGCAGCTTTCTTGGCTGCTTTACCAGCCCCATCCGCAGCCTTTCCGGCTCCTTTAGCGGCTTTTCCTAAGTTGCCAGCTCCTCCTGCTGCACCATCAGAAGCCTCTCCTAAATTACCAATCGCATCGGCAGTTTCTTGAATACCGGAGCCTTTCATAGACTTCTTGCCCGTAAATAGCTCCGTCAATGCTTTAAAAGCATTACCTACTGTCAGCAATTTGCTGAGCAAAAAGTTAATGACTTTGATAACTGGGGTAAAAATGTTAATCAAGCCAACTCCAACGCTTGCCATAAAGCTTTCGAACTGTAGCTTCATAATCCTAACTTGGTTAGCCCAACTATCCGATGTCCTAGCAAAGTCGCCACTAGCTAATGAAAGCTTGTCTGTTACAAATGCGAACCGCAAAGCAACTTTTTCAGCCTCAGACATTTCTTGTGTCGTCTTTCCAAATCCGTTAGCCATTGCGTAGGCATCAAGTGCTGATTGAGTCATGACAACACCTAAATCTTTAAGCGTCTCTGTTTCACCAGTAAAGACTGATTTCAGCTTTGTGTAGGCTTCATCTTGACTAATGTTATAAAAAGATGCCACATCACCCGCTAAACTAGTTAAGGCTGTTGACATCTCGTAAGCTTTTTGTTCGTTAAAACCAAAAGCTTTAGTCATCGCACCGAATGTACCGATGTATCGTTTTGCCATGGTCTCTGATAACCCAGAGGTATACATAGCTTGTTTTGCAAAGTCATCAACTTGCTTGCTCATACGTGGAAAAGCAACGTCAACAACGTTTTGTACTTCGTTGAGATCTGAGCCGAGTTTGATAGCTTGAGCTCCAAAATCAACAAGTTTCTTGATCGCAAATGCTCCCGCAAGCATCTTGGCAGCTTTCGTCGCCATACCTTGCAAGCCACTCATCTGCCCTTTAAATTGTTTGTCGTTGACGACAAGGTCAAGACCAATCTGGCCAACTGTCTGTGCCAATAGCTATCACCTCCTACTTAGCCATCTCAATAAAGGCTTGTTTTAATTCTTCAAGAACTTGAGTCAAATCTTGTTCTGTTTTCTCTTTGGCAAGTTTCAATCTCCATTCATTGCGAATACGATGCTGTCCTTCTGAAAATACCTCTAGCATTTTGGGGTCATCTTCGCTCCGAATTTGGACGATTCGACCAAGTGGTGTTTCTCCGGACAAACCAGCTAAGAGAGCCTTGAACTCTTTCCACTTCATATTCTTAAATTCATTAGAGTATACAGATAAGCCATACTGTGTCCTGAGAGAACTGACGATTAAATCGAAATCCTCAAATAGGTCATAGTATGGCTCACTGTTCTCCCGCTTCTTCTTCTCCCATGACCAATGTCATCGCTGCTTCAATAACTGTAGTTAAATCAGCAAAATTCAAACGCATTTCATCAAGTGCTTTACGACTATTCTCAGGGAAGATTAGCTCAAACATTTCCATCATTTTTTTGGCAGATGGAGTTCCTTCTTCATCACCGATAGTCTGCATCAGAGTCAGTACAGTTGTTGCATCTGTATTGACTTCAATTTCAGCATCCTTAATTTTCAATTTTGGATTTTCTTCAAAATTAAGTTTTTCTGTGATATCAATTACTTTTGACATTATTCAATTTCCTTTTCTTCAGATAAAATGTTGATCAGTACTTGACCAGTTCGATTTTCTTTGCTTGCCATAGCTTCGATTCGCTCTTTGGATTTACCGCTTAAATCAACGGTATCTCCAGCCTTGTATTCAATACCTGTATCGGTATCAATAAAAGCCATGGTTGCTATTGCGTTGGTTTCTTCAGCTTCAGCCATATTTCCTCCTTAAAATAAAAAGAGGGTCGAAACCCTCTAAATTAACCTGCTGGCACCACTTCCGGTTTACCATTTGACATGACGTCAAATGACAATGGTGCAACACCAGTTGAATCCCCCGAGATAAAGTCCTTAAGATTGATAACCGCGTCTTTAAATTTGATTTTAGTTCCATCTGGGAAAGTCCATTGGAAGTCCGCTTCAGAATCGCGACCATTTTTAAACGCAAGACCTGCGATGTAGTCGTTACCTGCGTCACCTACATTTCGTTTACCAGAAACGGAAATTGTAACTGACTTCGCAGTCATCAAACGACGTGTCCAACCTTTTTGGTCAAATGGTTTCCATTCTTCAACACCATTGTCAAATGATACTGAGAATGATTCCATGTCTGCAATATCAACAAGTGATTCAACTCCTGCAGTTCCTTTATTTACTTGGAACTGGTTTTCATATACGGGGAATACCCCAGTTTTCTGAGCCATTAGTTGCCCTCTCTTTCGTAATATAAATCAAGCTCGATAACACGCTCATACACGTTATTATCATCTGTTCCTACGTCCACAGGCTCGTTCTGTAACAAGGAAATCATCTTAATAGGTGTTCCACCGATAACAACCGATTCAGCCTCAAATAGACGATTGTAGAGGTACTGAGCACGCTTCTCAGTCTCATTCGCATTCTTGTTCCAGTGAATTAAGATGCTGATTGATTTGACATCATAGCTTGTCAGTGATCTGCCTCCGATTGCTACCCGAGGACCATCGATTGTCTTTCGTTGGTAAATTCCTATACTGTTTTCTTGCTTGTTATCGATCTTACCAATGTAGTAATTGTTAGCTGCATTAAATGTTTTAATCCAGTCACGGACTTCAGCTAATGTAATCATGCTTAAACCCCCGTGATTTGTTTGTAAAGTCGCCCGTAGGCTTGTTTTATTTTGTGTGACTTCTTGCCACCGTCAGCCCAATCCTCAAACCACTTTCCTTTTGCATGAGGATTTTCTTTCGCCTGGAATTGATATTCAGGATGAAAGTACAATCGTCTTGCGTAAGGAGTGGAATGTACCAGGCTTACTACACCTTGGGATGAACGTGAGTAGTCTGGAGCCATTGCTTCGCCTTGCAACACACCTTTATCAAATGGTACGACTTGTGCCTGCACAACTTCTGTATGCAGGTATTCAGCAGTCTGTTCCAGTGCTATGATTTGAGCCCTTTCCAGTTTTCGGATAGTGCCAAAATCTAGCTTTACTGTAGAATTCACAAACATATCATCACTCCAATCCGATGTAGGTATAGTTGACAGTCCCATCTGGATTTCTAGCTTTCCGGCTGTCGGCAATCTTCCTGGCAATGCCAAATACAATTGCAGTCCCACCGCTCAATGTAGGCAAATACGGTGCAATATCACCAACAAAATAAGCTGACCCAGTAATTTGGACCAGCTTCTTCTGTTCGGTTAGGACTGTTTTGACACCGTCCTGATAATTGCATTTTAGATTTTCTCTAAACGCCTCCAAAGGTTCGCCATCTTCAGAAACTCCCTCTTGGTTGACTGTGACTGTGATTGGCGTCTGACAAAATTGAGGTAAGACAAGTTGTGGAAATTTCATCAAATAACCCTCCTCGTCAATCCTGTTTGCTTCAAAAGTTCATAGGTTTTGCGATAAATAACAATACCTTGTTCTGTAGCAATGTTCCAATTTGATCCAAATTGCATTGACACACCATTAATGCTGTAGTTTGAAACTGTAGTAGCTATCAAATCAGCATTAACCTCCTCAAAGTCAACAATCTGACAACAAGCCTTTTGGATAACTTCCTGCTGAAATGGTGTCAGATTGTTGAATCCAATGCCACGGATTCGGTTGAACGTAAGTATATCAATCTTGTCAGAAGCTGATTTAAGTTTGCTAGCCAGAACTTCTGGATCAGCAGAAATCACACCAACAAACGTCTTTTTGTAATAATCTGGACTAGCATACATGACTGTTACTCCTTAGCTCCTTTGAGCTTCTTGATTTCATCCTTAGCATTTTTCAATTCAGCCAAAACTTTTTCGTGCTCCTCTTTTGACACCTTGTCTACAGATTCACCATATTTAAGTTCACCATCTTCGTAAACTTCAAAGCCACGACCAACAAAATCATTGATCGCTGACTCATCGATATCATAGACGCGAGCGCCCTTAATTGCTTTTAATGCCATATACTACACCATCCTTTCTTACGCTGTCGCGTTGATAAAGATACCCGCTGCTTTATTCTTAATCAAGAATGCATCCATGTAGAAGCGAGATTGAAGCAAATAGTTGTCAGCTGTACGTGAGTCATGACCTGGTGTAAATACTTTGATGTAAGAGTATTTTTCACGAGCAACTTCACAAGATGGGTGGATTAATATGAAGTTCATTTGTTTCGCTTCATCTGTTGCGACACAGCCATTTGTAAAGTTGTATTGTGATTTCATGCGAGCTGATTGCACTTGTTTGATTTTAACGTCATCAAGGCTATAGATAGAGCGTTTGACGTCGCCATTTGAACCATTCACTCCTAGCACACGTTGGATGTCTTTAGCCTGTTTGAAGAGCTTGTTGACAGCTGGAGTGACGTACAAAATGCGGCCTTCAGACGGAACACCTGCTTCGTCCATTTTTTCCATGGCGTCATCAAATTTTTGCAAGATATTTTCTGCAGTCAATGTTGTAGTGTCGATAGTGGCACCATTAGCAGCATACTTTCCAGCTTCTGTGTAGAGTTTTGAGAACACGTAGCAATCTTTTTCAGGAATACCTTGTTCAGTTTCCAGAGTATTTTGGACATTGGCAATAGAGACGACAAGGTTTGTTTCATCAACATCCATAGGATCGATTGCAAATTCGATGTCGCGATCATGTTCGAGTTTCTTTGGTTCCCAATCGTTTGAGATTGTTCCAGAATTAAAACCGATAGTTTGACGATTGTGGTCTTTGTAACCAGATACTGTGATGTTCGGCAACTTGATTGTTTGAGCGTTGATAAATTTCACTTGTGGATTTGAGTTAAACAAATCTACAGACGCAAGTTCTTTTGCATATTTTTGATGCAAAGCTTGTTCAAATTGTTCTGCGTAGTTATAAACTGTCATAATTTAATTCTCCTTTTTCTTAAAGACCAAACGCTGCAGCAATGGCATCAGTTTGGTTAGTTTGTTGTGTTTTACCGGTAGATCCGATTTGTTGAAACCCAGTTGATTCTTCTTTATTTGGCTTCAGTGCAGGAACGTCTTCCAAAACTTTTGCGACAATAGCTTTGAAATCTTCTGGTTTCGATTCAAGTGTGAGAGTTGATGTATCAGCCAATTTCATCACATAAGGTAGTACACCAACAGGTAATCCTTCCTCGATTGCTGCTAATTGTAGATTTCGCTCTAAATTAGCTTGCAATGCACTTGCTTGTGCCTGTGTTAACTGTTTCTGTAGTGATGTGACGTCTGGTGTTGCATCAGATTTCTGCGACTTAAAAGCAGTAATAGCTTGAGCCATTTCTTCACCACTCAATCCTTGCTGCTTAAAGTAATTTTTTAGCACGGTGTCTTCAGCAACCTTTTGCTTGCCTTCGACAATGCTAGCGATTTTGTCATAGTCAATCTCAGGAGTGCTAGCTGGTTGAGTTTGGCTTGACGTGTCTTGTCCACCTGCAGAGCCAGTTCCTGTATCTGCATTATGGAAAAATAGTTTGCGTTTGAACATAGCGTTCTCCTTTCAGTTTTAAGGGTGTCTCCCTATTTCAGTTATTGTCACTGGTGTCTCCACGTAGTTTTTAGTCTTCGGACAAAAAGAAAACCGTATGGAATCCCGTACGGTTAGAGTATAAGAAAAACCGCGTCGAATTCGAGGCGGTTTATAGCAATTTACAGTAATTTATAGCAGTCTATTCCTGCCAGTCAAGATGTTGGATCACCTCCTAATCTTTAATGGCACGATTTGAAACCTTGGCGTAAACATCCACATAAGTCTCATTCTTGTCTCCGTTATGCGTGATTTCTGCATAATTTCCACAAGGTTCGCTTGATGTAATTGCGCTCGTACTAACAAGAGCTTTCCAATTTTGCAGGGTCTTGCTAAACCAAACTACAAAGCAGTCTTCTACTTTGATTTCACGATCTGATAAGCGCGAAAATTCTTGTGATGCCAATTGTTTTGCTTTTTCTAACATTTCATTCCTCCGTTTTTTCATATGTTTCTGCAAAAATATCAGGCTTGCATGGATAAAATTCACCTTGCACGCCTTTGATGATGTAGTCACCTTCTGTTGCAATCATCAATCCTTCAAGTGTTTCTATCTTTAAAACCGGATTATCCAAATCAGCATAATCTACACGAATTGGATCCAATCCTAACTGTGACAATTTCAAAATTGATTCTTCCGTATTTACGAACCGAACCGCCTCAATGACTACTGGTTTCTTTCTGTATTTCATTTTTTCAATCCTTTCTGAGTACGAAAAAAGCACCTTGTCGGCGCTCTGTGATATTAACAATCGTAAAATACATGCTTCTCACGTTGCAGTCTACGTCTTTTCTCATCTGAATCATAGCCGTACTCATCTGCAAAATAATCGTACTGATCTTTGATACATTTATCTAGTTTTGCTTCAAAGATATCGCTCTCTTCTTGTGGTCCATAGATAGCCGCTACAGGAAAAATCGGGGCTACTAAACGATATCCAAAGATGTCGCTGAATGTATCTGCTTTTTCTGCTACACGTAGATAGCTTTCGATAATCCGCATGACTACCTCTCCTTTAGTTTATTTATAACATAATTATAACTCTCAGGAAAAGTTTTTTCAAGTATTTCTCTGCGTTCATCATCAAATTGTGCCTCAAACACATGCGCAAAAAACTCGCTCTCGATATTTCCTTTTTTCTCCCAGTAAACGAGCGAGTGCGAATACTTACCTTGTATTCTACCTTCACTCAACGCTCCTAATATATCAGATGCCGAAGAGGCTTTATCGTTGATATGGATTGCTTCGAAAATAGTCTCGTCAGATAAATTGATAAAGTCTTTACGCAGAAGTTGAAGGATTTTTTTATCCTTTGTGAATTCCCAACCTAGCTTCTCATCTATTTGGTGGCCAAATTCATGGAAATAACCAGTACCAGGTCCGCGAGGGTCGTCTACATCCTTATACATGTTCAGGAAGAGTTTTCCAGATTCATATCTCACAACTCCTGTTTCTGCAATAGTTGCAATCGCCGACTGGTCGGCTAGTCTTGCAAACAAGTCTTGTCCAAGCTCTGTACCATCCTTGAATTTTTTTCGAGTCGCATCGATATACGTGTGTCGTGTCTCTGCAGCAATCTTCTTCGAAGCTACGCCACTAGTATCTCTAGGCAATCTCTGACGATTGATGAATTTCTTGTAATCACTATCACTTTCGAGAGAAAACTCTTGGTATAATTTGTATCCTTTTTCCGCTTCAAAGTATTTCAGATTTTCTTCTGCATTAGACTTAAGTTTAGACCATTCTTCCGCCCTTAATGTGTACTTCTGAACATTGTCTTCATCGAGACTGAACTGCGATAATCTGCTAAAGCGTTTCTCCTGTCGCTTAGCATACTGAACTTTGTTGTCCAGTAACTGTCTTTCCTTGATGTCGTCCAATTCCTGATTTGTAAATATTTTCTCTGGCTCGCTACTGATACCAGGAAAATAAGTTGTATGCTTATCTTTACAGTTAGGATGATACAAACCAGCTGCCATTGCAGAACTTAATAATGGATATGGACCATCATCCGCACTACCTCCTGACCAGACATCATCAATCAATACTTTACCTTCAAAAGGCATGCACAGAGGACATGCATTCGATCGCTTGTTTAAGATAACAGTATGAATCCCCCACTCCTGGCGCTTGACTCCCTCACCCATTAGGTAGGCTCTTTTGGTTGCTGTCCGAATGGCCATGTCAGTGTACGATACGATATTTACCATGGCACCGTTACTGTATTGGATGCATGTGATACCCCGACTTAGAAAATCCTTGGTGGCCATATCCACTGACTGCTCATAAGTCTTAGCTCCTGTGTTAGCTGCTACCTGAGCATCAAATATTGTGCGTCTGTACTGGTCGTCTGTATACCGCAATACAGCATGCTCTGCCGTCTTCATATCATGCTCTACCGAGTTAAGTAACGCATTCAACTTTCGTTCATTGATAGCAAAAAATGAAGCCCCTAGGTTATCTTTTCCACTGTTAAATTCAAAACCGTTCTTGATAGCTTCCAGGATAGACATTTCCTCATCATCCATGCCTTGCCTATAGGCTTCTTGGATAGCTGTGGAGATCTTGCTATTGATATTGGCAAACTCTCTGCCATATTTTTTGGCATTAGCTCGCTTAAATCGTTCAAGCTCCTTCAATTGAGCGACCTGCCATTGTTCCCATTCAAAACCTTCAGCAGTTTCCTCTGCCTTATGCCTTCCTAGATTTCTAATCATGGAATCAAGCAGATCGTTTTCAATTCGTTCAAATGCTTTAGATACATCATAAGCCATTGCAGTACACCTTAAAACCTTGCGCTTTAAAACTTCTCAATTGTCGTTTCAAAGCCGTTTTACTAGGCATTTTGAGGTTGAGCATATCCAACTTGTTGTTCTTCTCAACAGCATAGATACCAAACTCTACATTATCACTCGCTATCTGTAGAAGTCCCTGCGCTTCCTTCTGACTCATGTGATAGATCCTCTGTCCTATCGTCACCGTCTTCAGCATCTTCAGCCTCCTTCTCTATCTCAAAATCGTTAGCAGCTTCATTCAATGATGGCACGTTGACTTCTGTCACACCTTGCTCTGCTTTGATTCTTGCCACTTCCTGGTCTTTCCAATTCTGGTCTTTTGAGTCACCGTATAACTCCTCAACGCTCGCTTCAATCGACATGATACCGCCTGTCTTGGCTTTGGATACTGTCTCAACCTGCGATTCAAAACTAGGATTAGCATACTCACCAAACGGAACGTCGACCTTGACTTTCTGTAGTGGTTCTTTCTTAAGCACACTATCAGCATTCAAAACCATACCGATCAAGCGTGGTATGTAATCTTGCAGAGCTGTCACAATAGCATTACGAGTATAGAGCGTTGCTTTTTCTTTCTCACGTTGAGCCTCGGCATTATCTAGTTTCTTGACATCGATACCGAGTGTTGACGGGCTAATAATGCCTTGTAAAGCTAAATCAAGCGCGGTCACATATGTACTCAAATAACTTTCATGCGGGATATTAGCTTGTTGCAATGTGATTGTGTTTTTGGCATCCTCACCCATCGCTGTCTCGACCTTGATAAAACGATGGTCAAAAGGATTGCCCTTACTAATTTCGCCTGTGTAAGGATCTCTAGGAAGTAAGTTCTCAGGAATATACTCTCGTGATCGTCCAGAACGAAGAGCATCCATCCACTGACTCCAAGACTCATCCAAGCTATCAAAAGCATCTGTCTTACGATCATAGATAGATTGACCACGGCCTTTTACTTTAGGCGACGTGTAAATCTTAAACGGCAAGCACAAGATAACGGATTTATCGAACTCCACATCGACAAGGTTAGCAGTGTACTCTGTCGCGCTCATATCTAGCTCAGTTTCGCCCCTGTAGAGCTTATAAGTTAATGAGCCATATCCGTAGATTTCCTCGAGCAAATAGCTCCGTCTGTGTTCTGTGAAGTGCGTGCGGAAAATAACTTCTTTCAATCTTCCACGGTTGTAGATGATTTCAATTCTATCTCCACCAACCCATTCAACAATAGGCAATGCTGTAAGTTTCGGATCAAATGAAATGCGAAAAGCACCATCACCCATCACAAGACTATCTTTAATCGCCTCCTGCAGTTGATCGTGGAAGTTGCTATCTTCAGCAATCTTTTCCCACAAATTTCCTTGCTTTTCCTCGGCAAAGTCTAAATCATTCATATCGTGCAGCGTGATATCTACCAACCTATCAACGATAAGACCAGGGATTCCTGTGTGAATCTTTCTAATTTCTTGCCCAGGAGTACTTGTCGCTCCCCAAAAGTTGATGTTGCTATGTGGTAATTGCTTGTAGAGCTGGTCCAGTTCGTATGAGTCACCGCGATACCAAATTTGGTTCTTTGCTGCATTATCTTCAAACGTCATTGCTTCTGTAATTGTGATGACATTTGGCTGTGCCTGTTCCAGTTTGAGAAAGCTTCTCATACTCCTTCTGATCATATCCATTATTCCCACTTTAGTTTTCCTTTCTTCCGATTATCTTCCTGTATGGCAACCATGCATACTGATTCGCATTGATTGTGTGATCGTTTGCATCTTCCGGCTCATCTTTTCCTTCTTTCCACGCATACGTGTTTAGCTCTTTGATATGATTCGTACAATGACTTAACACATAGTAGCAACCTTGAGCTAACCAACCAATTTGGAAGTTGATCCGGTCAATAATTTTGGTTTTCTTATAAGCATTGTTAAAGATATACAGACAGCCGTATTGTCGCTTGTATTTGTTTAATTCTGTAATTGTTGCTTGGTCCGCACTATCAACAAATACATCACGCGCCAGCCCCCATTCACCACGGTTGCGCTCTAGGAAATCGATAAACTTGACCACCGTATCAGATGGTGCAATCGGTACATCAAGCTCAGCGTTGTTGTAGACTTCCTCATCCAGCGTGTATAACTTTCCGTCATCTGATATCCCTTGGAAAATCATTGCAATTGTATCCGGACTGCTTGCTGAGTAAGCTGTATCTAGTCCAGCTGTGAACCGCTGGAACGTGACCGTATTCTTTACAAAAGACTTACTCAACACATGTCTTTTACTATCAAAGTTAACGAAGACAATTCCTGTTGCTCGGCCACGTAGACCAAGTATTTTATTTTTGTAGAGCTTAGTCCCAACTGGTGCAGCATCCTTTTTCTTCTGGATGGCTTCTGGTGTTAGTGACAAATTGTCATTAAACGTAAAAAACCAGTAACGCCATTTAGGGTTAGCTGGTTCTGATAGGTCTCGCATAATTTCTTCCGGCACATCACCTGCGTACTTTTTATACGGTCGTGCCTTGTTAATAAATTCTTTGTAGACGGGTAAGTCAGGGTTGTCTGGATTGAGCGTTGCCATCAAATAATCATTACGTGTGGACAACTCACGGACAAACTCGATGTCAGCCGTGTTGACCTCATCAATATAGACACATCCATACTGTCCACCAAGAACCAGCTTCCATTTTTCCTTGTTGTCATATCCCAGTACATAAATAATTTTCCCCTCAAACTTGATGTGAGGAATCTTCGAATCTTTATCACCATTACCACAGTAGACGGCTGTTTTATGGATGTCTAAAATTCCGTTATCCTGATTGATGATATTCTTTTCAGCTACACCAACTGTCTTTGCTGCAATGATGTGAAACTTCTTCGAACTTTTGCTGACCGCTCGCATAAACTTGACACCAACACCAACCGTTGTTTTTCCAGCTGCCGTTGTACCTTCCAAAAAGTCAGCATCAACATTATTAAAGCTGTTGCAAAAGTCGATGTACTTTTGAGATAAAGGGAAGCTATTCGTCAAGTCCATCACCGCCCAACTGACTGACGATATCGTCAAACTTCTTAGTCTCGGTAACCGTTGCATTGATGTCTACTTTATCAGTCCACATTTGATGTCGTTTCCCTAGTAACTCCAAAGCTTTGTTCCTATCGCTGTTCTTTGTTGGATATTCGACAAGTTGAGGGATTTCATTGTAGACTTTTACAGACTTACCAGTCACGGGATCAGTCATCAACTCAGCTACTTTT